GTGGCCCGCAGCTCTAGCTCGCCTCGATCTGCGCGACGCGCATGTTCACCAGGGCCTGGACGAGCGACTGGATCGACATCTCGGTGTCCGGGCGCATCAGCTCCATGATCACCTTGCCCAGGGACTGCGGGCTGAGGTGATTACCCAGGAAGCTGTTGAATATCTCCATCTGGAGTTCGCCGAGCCCATCGAGCTGCTGGAGCATCGAAACAGCCACCAGCGCTGACTGATTGGGGATGCGCACGTCCAGCTCCATACCCATGTGGACCAGGTGCTCGTGCGGCCACGGCTCGGGCTGGGGCGCTTCGCCCTCTGGCGCGGCCTTCGCCTCTTGTTCCTCGGCGATGGCCTCATACAGTTCCCGAACCGCCCCGTCGTCCGCGTTCGCCTCCGCCTGGGCACGAGCGAACTCCGCCAGGTTGGTCGGCTCAGGCTTGGTGACGTCTTCGACATCCTTGCCGTCGATCACAGCCTCCAGCCTCCGGCTGGCGCGCTCGTTGCGCTGGCGCTCCAGGTCCGCGCGCTCGGCCGCGATCTGCTCGCGCTCGGCTGCGATGTCCTCCAGGCTCATCTGCTCGATGGGCTTGTCCATGGGTGCTCCCTCTCGTGGTATTGGCACGGAATCAGTCTAAACCCCACGGTTGATGACGCGAGGGTCCGCGCTGACCACGCGGTGCGCCGCGTTGGTGAGGAAGGGCTGTGCTCGCTGGCCCGGGTGGTGGACGCGCTGGGCGAACACTACGCGCCCACCGACCTCGAAGCGGAGGGCACGGGCGTTCCGGGGCCGGATGACGTGGGGACGTGCGCCCTCGTGGACCGGCGCGGCGTAGGGCGCGTCCGCCGACACGCCGCCACTGAGCGACCACGGCCCCGTCCGGCGAACCGCATCGGGGTGGATCGACGCCTTGAGCCGCCCGGTCCGCACAGGGGCAAGGACCTTCGCCGTGGCGCTGATCTGACTGACCAGCCCCTTGGCGAAGACCTCCAGCTGGCCCATGGTCTGAGACTGGAGCTTGCCCTCGTCAATCGACAGGCTTGCGGGCATTCCACTCCTCGATCATCTCAGCCTTGGTCATCTGGCTGCTGTCCTCGATGCCGAGGAAGTCCGCCCAGACCGACTTGGCGGCGCTCTCCGCCGGAGCCTCGATCTTCGGGGCGTTCTTCACCTCCGCCTCGGGCTCGGCCGGAACCTCCGCCTTGGGCTGCTCCACCAGGTTCACATAGCCCCGGGACAGCAGCTTGTTGATGTAGTCGGTCCGCTCTACGGTGATCCGGCGACCGGGGGCGAGGAACGTGGTCGGGGTGGTCTTGCTGCCTTCGATGGTGATCTGAGCCATGGTGTCCTCCTAGATTGATACGGCTGCGTAAAGGGTGCCGGTCCAGGCAATCACGCCGCCATCCGGCCCGTACGGCACCACGGCGTCCAGCGCCTGCATGTCCGAGCACTTCGACGCGGTCATGAGGGCGGATGCCCGGCACAGCGCCAGCTCAATCCGGCCGGAATCGTCCAGGCTGATCTCGGCTTCTTCGGCGAGGGTCTTCCAGTCCGGACCGTCCTCGGTCTGGATCGCCGCGCACCGGGCCACGCCGATCTCCACCGCCACCGCGATCTGGGCGGCGCAGCCGTCCGGGCCGACGTAGGGCTGCGGGAAGGACTGGGTCCGGTACCGGCGTACCAGACGCACCCACAGAAACGGAGTGTTGCCGCAGCCCACTTCGCTGACATGCATGTCCACCACCGCCAGCGGTGTCGCGTCCCCGGCGAAGGTGCGGATGGTGGTCGAGCCCCGGCCCAGCGGCGGGTTGCTGCTGGCCGGGTCGAACACCTCGCGCATGGCGCAGATGGTCTTGTTGAGGATGCACTCGACACCTTCGTTGAACGCCATCAGCGCACCACCGGAGCAGCCTGGATCTTGGCCGGATTGACCGCGCTCAGCCACAGATCGATCTCGGGGATACCGGTCTTGCCGGAGGCGTAGATGTCCACCGGGTCCACCATGTCGTAGGTGACGCCCTGGCGGGTCACCGACTTCACCCGGCGCGGCAGGCGGCACTTGCCCCCGGAGCACGCCGCCAGGAACTCCGCCGCCAGCAGGCCCACCAGCTTGGCGGTGCCGGGCGGAGGCGGGTTGCCCCGCAGGTAGGTCACCGACCAGGTGCCCGGCTCGTCCAGCGGCTTGGTGAGGTCCTGGAAGGGCCAGTCCGCGCCGATCCGGTAGAGCAGGTCGCCCTCCAGTTTGTAGCTGGTGGAGTCCAGCACCTCGCCCTCGATCACGACCTCGGTGACGCCCTGGACCGGCTGCCCGGCGGAGACCAGGTGGACCACGTTGGGCGAGACGTAGCTGCACTTCGGGCCGCAGCCGCAGGTGATGTTGCGCCAGTTCGTCCCGTCCCAGACCGGGAACCACGGCGCGCCGGGAGGGAGCCCGTAGACCCCCGCCGCGCGTCCGTTGCAGGGCTGGCGGCACGGCCGGGCGATGACGGGGCACACCCCGAACTGTCGCCCCGACAGCGACCAGAGCACCTGGACCGCGAGGTCTTCGGCGTCCTTCTGCTGTTGTGCGTCGATTTCGGTGTTGCCGACCGGCAAGCAACTCCGGTCTACCGGCCACGAACAACTCATAGAGGCACAGTACGTCAGGGGGTTGCAAACGCACGGTTCCCGTGCTAAGCTGGTCTCACCACCAAGAGAAGGAGCCCGAAATGACCACGAACTTCCGCGCCGCCCTCCAACGTTCCCACGTCCGCAACTACGTGGAGTTCATGCTCGGGGAAGAGGCCAGCCAGTACGACACTGAGGCCCTGATCAACGAGCTGAACGCGAGCGACGACCGCGACTACCGGTCCATGACCCCGGAGAACTTCCGGGAGATCGCCAAGCGCCACGAGTACGACGCCAACGGCGTCACCACCGCCGAGCTGGCGAAGGCCGTGCAGAACACGGTCGGCTGGGTCGCCATCGTGCGCCGCCCCAACGGGGACGTGGATCAGATGACCCTCAAGCCGGGCAAGCCCGGCACCACTGCCGAAGATATCGAGGCCACGCTCCGGGAGTTCGTGAACTTCCCCGAGGGCACCTCGATCATGGTGCTCCCCTTGGTGGGGTGAGAAAAGGAGGAACCCCCGGCCGCATGGGGATGGGGCCGGGGGTTCTTCTATGTCCAGGTACGCGAACGGCCCCGGTCGCTGAAGTCCGGGGCCGTTCCCACGAGAGGGCCTGGCCCTCGTCGTCAGATACTACGCGCCACCCTCGGTCGTGGTTGTCACCACGACCGCCGGAGCGGTGCCACCGGTCAGGCCCGCGCCGTTGGCGGTGAGAGCCGGAACGTTGGTACCCGCGTAGGCTCCGCCGAACGTCACAGTGACGGGAGACCCGGGCAGCGCGCCACCGGCGACGGTGACGTCTCCGGGGGCGATGTTGCTCAGGGCCTCCAGCGCGGTCTGCACCGCGCTGGCCGTCGCGTTGTAGACGATGGTGGAGGTGGTCTGGCCGTCGAAGGTCAGGGTGAAGCTACCGCCGGTCGGGCCACCGGTGATGGCGACCTGCTGAACCTCCGCGAAGCAGGCAGGCTGATCCGGAGCCACGTCGGCTGCGGGCTCGCCCGCCGGGCCACCGAAGTAGTAGTTCGGCGCGGTGAAGGTGCCGGTGATGTCCAGCGGGCAGCACTCCGAGCCGGGGGTGTTCTCCGGCGGAGCGATGGAGGTCCGCTGCACGATCAGCTGCTCGTCGTCGCCGACCGGGGTCAGCAGACGGCCAGCGGTGCCGGTGTTGTCGATCGGTACGACGTTCCACGGGCCGCGCCCCCACTGCGGGCCGGGGAACGAGATACCGGTCAGGGTGAAGGTCGAGACCTGCGCGCCCAGCTCGATATCTCCGAGGACGAACTCCGTGCCGAAGGTCAGCAGGTAGCCGTAGTCACGGCCGGAGGTGGAGCCACCGAAGACGTCGTCGTTGGTCGGCGCGGGGCAGTCGTTGGCCGCGCGGCCTCCGGTCCACAGCTCCAGCGCGACGCCGAAGTCGGACTCGACCCGGCGCTGGTCGCGGAAGCCGACCGCGTTGCCGTCCCAGTCCAGCTCCTGCTGCCAGGAGGTGAACAGGGTCAACATGCAGGTGTTGACCTGGCACATCACGTAGGTCAGGTTGTAGTACTTGCGCTCGGGCGGGGTGCGATCGAGCACGCAGACACGGCCCTCCGCGTTCCGCTGCTCCAGCTCCTCCGCCTCCTGGAAGACAGGGCTGATGGTGGCGGATACCCAGCCATCGGTCACGACGTAGTTGCCCGCTCCGGAGACCGGGAGACCACAGTTGTTGACCTTGGTGGCGCGGGTCTTGACGCCCTTCACGATCGGGAAAACGGCCACGATGTCACATCCTCTCTATTTACGGGGTCCGAGTGCCCCCGGCCCGCAGCCAGACAGGACAACTGGGTGTCACCTGGAACAGTAGCGGGATGGGGCGCAGCGCCGGACTCAGCGATGCGGCATGATTCCGTCGCGGCCGAGGACGCGCGTCAGCGTGAGGCAGAGATTGAGCCCAGCGACGGCGAGACCGAGGTAGAGGAGCTGGCGCACCTCCGCGAACCACCAGAACCGGTAGGGGTAGAGGAAGCCGATCAGCAGCAGCGAGGACAGGGCCGCGTAGGCGAGGATCACCCAGAAGATGGCGCGAGCGGCCGGGACACGCCACCACGCGGTCCGCAGGCCGAAGACGATCGAGAACGTCGTGGACTCGAAGGCCGTGACGGCGAGGAAGATCACCGTACCGGTCCGGGCCGAGTCGATGGAGATAGCCAGCACTAAGCCCACCACCGCCATCGTGGTGTTGAGGACCAGGTTCCCCTTGGGCGTAAAGAGCAGTCTGCCGGGCATGATGATCATTGTTCCGTAGCACGCTGCTGGAAGCCGAGACGTAGCTGGTTGGAGAACCCGTTGACCTTGCCCTTGCCGACGAGATAGGCCGTTTGGTCGGCGATGAAGGGAGCCAGCTCGTGCTGCTCCCTTTCCATCTCGGCAGTCTCCGCCTGGAGCCGCCGTGTCTCGTCCCCGTCCTCCGTGTCCAGCCACGGGATCAGGCGCGTCAGCATGTCAGACCACTTCGGCATCGGTCTCGCCGCCTACTACATCGGGCAAGGCGTCCAGGACTTGGACAGTTGCTGTGTTACCCCTCAAGAGCTGGTCGTTGTTCTTCTTCAGGACCTTGTTGGCCGCCATCAACTCTGCGATGCGTGCGTCCTTGTCCGCCAGCCTGGCCCGCATGATTCGGACGGGCACCAGCCAGCCGAACATCACCATGATGAACACTAGTCCGAGCAAGCCGGACGGCGTGAGCGACAAGAACGGACTGAGTTCGGCCATGTTCACCGGACCCTCCCTCCGTTCACCCCCGAGCATTGACCTCCCGGGCTATGCCTGGTCCGAGACCGGAGCCTGCGAAGCGGGCTGCGAGGCGGCCTGGATGGCGGACAGGATGTCGGCCTTCCGGGTCGCGCCGCCGAGGTCGATCTCCTCGCGCTTGGCGTAGTCGGTCAGCTGGGCGACGGTCCAGCTGTCGGACGGCTCGCCCTCCGGCTGATCCTCCGGCGCGTCGGCGGGCTGATCCTCCGGCTGGTCGTCCGGCTGATCGTCGGCCGGGGCCTCCGTCGGAGCCGCTTCGTCCAGCAGACCGGCGTCGCGCGCGATGCTCTCGGGCACGATGTAGGTCTTGCGGGAATTGGACCGGGTGTCCACATCGAGCAGTCCCGGGCCGCCCAGCTCCAGCAGCTTGGTGATGGCCGGGCCAGCCTTCTCCCGGTCCAGGAACTGGATGTGCGCGAAGCCGTCGGTGACTTCGACCTGGATGCCTTCTGCCATGGTGTCTCTCCTAAGCGATTGTGACGGCGTGCACCGCGCACTCGTAGCCGACCGTGACCACACGCTCGGAGAGCGCGTAGACGGTGTTGTTGAATTCAGGGGTCTCATGGCTGCCGGTGGTCACTACCTCCTCGAAGGGCGTGGACCGCCAGACCGTGACCGGCCCGGTGGCAATGAGGGTGTTCCCCAGAGCCGAGTCGTATCCACCGCCGAACACCCAGGTGTTGCCCAGGTTGGTCCGGAGGACGGCCGACCCCGAGGCGGCATTGAGGAATCCCGCCTCCACCGCCCACTTGCGGCTGGCGTGGATATACCCGTTGAAGCCCTGCTCACCGAGGAAGACTTCGAGCTGGCCGATGGCGTCGGTGAGGCTGGTGGCCGCCGCTGTGGCTCCGGCGTCGGCGAGCAGCTTTGTCGCGAACGCGGACTCCACGATCAGCGGCTCGTGCAGGGTGCGGAGCTGGCGGGCACGCGCCATCTCCTCGTCCTCGGTCTGGTCGGTCGCGCACTCAGCCGCCGCCCACACCACGAGCGGGTCGAAGTGCTGGAGATCGGGCCGCGCGCCGGGGAGCTTATTCGGTGGGGTCGGGTCACACAGCTCCGGCGAGTAGCTGCCCACGCCGGTGTCGCAGTTGAACGGGAAGATGTCGACACCCGCCAGCAGCTCACGCGGGATCTCGCCGCTGTCGAGCAGAGTGGCCGCCGAGTACAGGCCGTATCCCTGGGCGGGTACGGCCGGGGCCTCGTAGACCACGGCCATCGGAGTTGTAGGTGCGGTCATGGCGCTTTCCTTCCGGGTCTGAGGTCCGAAGATGCCGGAGGGCGCGGCCAGCGGTCTGAGCCGCCGACCGCGCCCTCCGGGTCACTTCAGATCCTACGAACCACCCTCGGTGGTGACGGTGACCGTCGCCGTGGGGTTGGTGCCGCCGGTGAGAGCGGAGGTGACCGTCATCTTCGGGACGTTCGCGCCCTTGAACCGACCGCCGAAGGTCATGGTGACCGGAGCGGTGCCGAGGGCACCACCCGCAGCCGTCACGTCCCCGACGTTCACGTTGGTCAACGCCTCCAGCGCGGACTGGACGGCCGCAGCGGTGGCGTTGTACGCGATCGGCGCGGTGCTCTGGCCCTCGAAGGTCAGGGTCACGGTGCCGCCCGTCGGCGAGCCGGAGGTGGCCAGGGCCTGAACCTCGTCCGCCGGGGTGTTGCAGGTGACGGTGATCGGGCCACCGTAGCCGCCGTTGACGCAGGTGGGGATGGTGACCACCAGCGACTCGTCGCAGCGCTTGGCCACGGCGTAGGCGTCCTCGGTGAAGAACCGGCTGTACCGGTTGAGCTGAAGCAGCTCACGCGGGTACTGCACGCCGAACTCGATGACGTTCGACAGCGAGCGGAACCAGGTGCCCGCCGGGTACATCAGGACCGAGACGCTGCCGGGCCACTGGAGGGTGGCCAGGTTGCCGGGCATACCCGCCTCGCGGGTCTGCCAGTCGGCGACGAACTGGAAGCGGATGCCCCGGGCCGAGAACCAGGCGTCGATCTGGGCATCGGTGACGCTCTTGATGTCCAGACCCTGCTGCTGGGCGAAGTCGGCGCGGATCAGCGCGTGCAGCCAGTTCGGGGCCACGCCCTCGATCGGGTAGCCACGCGCGTAGCCCTTGTTGAGGCGCAGGTTGATCGCCATCAGCTCCAAGGTGTTGAGCACCGAGGAAGCGGCGGAGACGCCGAGCGCGGCCGTGGTGAGGCTGATCGGGGTCGAGCCGGAGACCATGTTGAGGATGGTCCGGCGGCTCAGCGCGCGGAAGTGCTCCTGGGTGATCGACCGCATGAACCAGTCGATCAGCTCCGGCCAGCCCTGGGTCTGGAGGATGCCCGCCTCGACGCAGTAGCCGACCGCCGACAGGCGGATCTCATTGAACTCGTCGGGGCACGGGATCTCCACGCACTCCTTGACCGGAGCCGGGATGGCCTCCAGCTCGGGCTCGGTGAAGAAGAACTCGAAGCTCTCGAAGATGCTCGACAGATCCGGCTCGATCGGCCAGCGGACACCGCCGCGCCGGATGGTGATTTCCGGCAGCGCGACCAGGTCGGTCGCCAGCGGGACCTCGCAGAAGTCGTACAGCTGCTCCGACGGGGCGCACCAGCCACCCGCCGCCGTCAGCGAGCCGTTCTTGTCGAACGACGCCGGGCGGAGGTTGGACAGGTCGGTGGCCTCCTTGATGGCCGCGACCAGCGCGTGGCTGTCCTCGACCACGGGCATGTCACCGCGCTCCAGGGCGAACAGCGGTAGCGAGGCGTAGGCACCTTCCTGGCGGACGTTGCCGCGCGGGCGGTGACCCTTCTTGACGGCGTCGATGCTGGCCGCGATCTCCGCGAAGCCCACCAGCTCACGGCTGGGGTTGATCATCGAGTCGTACATCCGGAAGCCGACGTTGTCGGTCGAGCCGGTGCCGCGCGGGATGTGGGTCGGGGTCTTGCCCTTCTGCATCCCGGCGAAGGAGGTCTGCTTGCGGGCGACCTGCTTGGTGGCGGACTTACCGGCAGCGGCGGTGACCGATGCGGCGGCCTCGGTGATCGCCTCGGCCTCCTCGACCACTTCCTCGCCGCCCTCGGGATCGGTCTCTTCGCCGTCGTCGTCACCCTCGGGCTCGTCACCCTCGGGCTGGCCCTCGGCCAGCAGCTGGGAAATCTCCTCGTCACGCCCGGTGGCGTCGGAGGCGGCGGCCAACGCAGCGTCCAGGGTCTTGCCAGCGGACACCACGTAGCGGAGCTGGTCCAGCTCCTCGTCGCTCAGAGTTTCACCGCCGTCCACCTTGCCGCGCAGGCGGCTGAATGCCTCCTGGGCTGCGGCCCGGAGGGCGGTGAGGTCTTCGACACCGGCAGGCAGTTCATCCGGCAGTTCGAAGGGGTCCATGATGGGCTCCTATCGTCTCAGTTCGGGTCGGTTACCGGATTCGCCCCCGGCCCGAAGCCAGACGAGGTTCATCACGTCTTGCACAGTAGAACAGGGCTACGCAGGGTGGCTGACCGTGCGCCGCCGGACCGTGCCGCCGCCGTTCTGGCGGACGGCACGCTTGGCCTCCAGGGGGGTGGAGAAGGTCTGAGTCTCCGCCGTCCCGGGGGCGGTGAAGTCGTAGACGAACGACTGGCCCTTGGCCTGGGCGGCGGCTGCCCGCCGCGCGCCTCCACATGCGCAGCCCATCAGAATGCTCCCTCGATCAGAGCGGCGGCCTGCCGCTGGACTTCCTCCGCGATCAGAGTCTTCGCCAGCGCGGCGCGGCGCTCCTCGGCGCGGACCTCGGTGACGATGCTGCGGACGAACTCGGTGAACTTCACCGAGTCCGAGGACAGCTGCGCGATGGGGTCGGACTCCTGGGCGCACGGGCCGAGCGAAGCCACCAGCGCCAGAGGCGAATCGGTGTCGTCGGTCGCGCCGGAGGCGAGGATGGGGAAGCCGGGGGTGTTGACCGCCAGCGCCGCCACCAGCTCCAGGTTGCCGCCGACGTTGCGCCAGTCTCCGGACAGCGGCGCAGCCAGTCCGGCTGCCACCTGCTCCGGCGTCGCGCCGGGGGCGGCCACGCCGGAGAACCAGACACCGTGCTCGTCCTCGCCGACGTGGACCAGCGCGAAGCATGTCCCGGCGTTGTCGTAGTGGGCGATGGTCGCGGCGGGGTTGAGCCGGGGACCGGCGTGCCCTCCGCCGACGGTGAGCCGCCCGACCTTCACCGGACCCTCGGAGGTCTTCACCGGCGGAGCGGTGTGGAACCAGGCGTAGTCAGTCTGGCTGCGGGGAGCCATCACGCAGGCGTCCTGGATGCCGATGTGGCAGACGTTGAAGGCGGCGAGGTGGCCCATGATCCGGCCGTCCTCGGTCATGTGCGGCAGCGTCGGCCCGTCGAATTCGGGGTTGGCGAACAGGGCCGGGTCGTACACCGGCTGGTCGATCAGGCCGGGCTGCGCCAGCGCGGCGGCGGCCACCACCGCGTCCGGAGTCTTGGTGACCTCCCCGCTGAGGGTGATCGAGGTCTGGCCGAACGCCGGAGTGGCGACGAGAGTGGCTGCGAGGATCTTGGCGGCGGTGACGGTCTGGACGAACTCCATGTCCGGGTTGGCGCGGTACTCCTCTTCGGTGACCGGCCGTCCCTGCGCGTCACGCAGTTCCCAGGTGACGTCGCCGAGGTCTACCGAGGGACCGGTGACGCCGTGCTCGATCTGCACCGCCGCCTGGTCCGCCTCTGGGGTCTGGAGCAGGTAGCCCTTGCCGATGACCTCCTTGCCGACCACCCCGGCGGACTCGATGACGCCGACGGTGTAGGCGTTGATGTGCCCGCCGGAGGACTGCTGCTGCCAGAGCAGGGGCAGCGGGAAGTCCCGGAAGCTCAGCTCGATGTTGTCGGCGAACATGCGCCCGTCATCGGTGGGCGTGCCGATCACGGCCAGCACGCTGGTGAAGCTGCGGTAATCGGTCATGGACGCCACTTTCTCAGAGACGGGCGCAGCGGCCGTGACCTCGGGCTCGTCCGCCAGCGATTCGACCCACTCCTCCGCCTGCTCCTGGGCGGCGGAGCTGGTGACCTTCTTGCGGGCGGCGCACGCCTTCAACTTCTCCCACTGGGTGACCGCGTTGCACGCCTCCGCGCGCGAGCCCGCATTGACGTTCTGCTTGCCGGGGAAGTTGATGTCGCCGGTCTTGCACATCTTCTTGCAGACATTGACCGCCGTGGCAATCGCCTGGCTCTCCGGCATCCCCTTCTCTTGGAGGTGCTTGGTGATGCGCTTGATGAACTTCGGCAGCCCGCCACAGGCGTCCACCCAGTTCTTCGCCTTGCCCGCGAACTCCTCGATCTCGGCGAGTTCGTCGGGGTCCGGCTCGATCAGCTCGAACAGCTCCAGGTTCAGCTCGTCCATGATCGCTCCCAGGTATCCGGTGAAGTCCGGCTCTCCGCCGTTGTAGGTGTAGGGCTGGCCGCTCATCGACTCGGCGAATTCGGCGGCGAGTTGCTGGGTCCGGCGGCCGACCATCGAGGTAGCTCCCCCCGCCGTGAGGTCCGGGTGGGGTCGGGTGAAGTAGGCGAACAGACGGCACCGGCAGTTGATGGTGTTGTCGATGTCGCCGAGCGGATCGCCGGGGAAGCGCAGGGATTCTCCGCCGACGTGGAATGCCACGCCCGGCCGCCGACGCTGGCCGTTGGCCTCGGCGTGCGCGGCCCGGGTGTGGGAATCGAGGATGGCGACCCACGCCACCTCCATCTCCCGGCCGGAGTCTCGGGCGGCCTGCTGGAGGGCGGCGTTGAGGGTGCCGGAGCCGTGGGTCTGGCCGACCTCGTCTGCCGCCGCCTGCCACTGCGGGTCCAGCGGATCGAACACGGCCACAGCCTGCTCCCGCGCGGCGGCGGTGTCGGTGGCTTTGTCGTTGCCGGAGCGGATGCGCCGGTAGACGCGACCGACCGCGTCTATCACGCGCTGGCCCACGTTCTGCGCGTGCTCCTGAGCAAACGAGCGCACCTGCGGGTTGGCTGTCAGCATCAGCTCCACGGAGGTGACGCTGATGCTCAGGCGGCGGCTCAGGATGGCCCCGGCGCGGCGGGCCAGCTCGTCTCGGGTCGGCATCCCCGGCATGTTGTGCTTCGCGGTCGCCACGATGGCCTTCGCGACCGCCAGCGGAACGCCGGTGAGCACTTCCTGGGCCTTGGCGTAGGCGTCGGCGGCGATGATGGTGACGCCGTAGAGGATCAGCGCGTCCACCAGGTAGTTCCACTGAGCATCCTGCTCAGCGGCGGCGCTGGCGTTCGGCGGAGGCGGAGCGGCGGCCAGCACCGCGCTCTCGGCCCGGGGCAGCCATATCTCCAGTGCCAGCTCTACGAGGTCCGAGATTGCCCGCTCCGTCAGCAGCTGTTCGAGAAGGGCCGATTCCTTGGACTCGGGGTACATCACAGCCTCCGCAGCATCGACTGCGTGATCACCGGCGCGGAGGCGGTGACCTGCGCCAGCTGCGCCACGCCCTCCACCATCGACCGGAAGCTCTCGGGACACAGGCCCAGCGTGACCAGGTCGTCATCGCACACCCCGGTGTCCCAGCCCTTGATCAGGTCCGCCGCCTCCCCGTTGCGGACGGGCGGCAGCACGGTGTGGGCGAGCTGGATCGGCACCTCGCGGTACAGCGCGGCGGTAGTGCGGGTCCGCCGCCGCTTGTTCGCCAGCTCCAGCGCCCGGTTGACGCACACGCGGGCGATAGTCAGGCCCGCCGCCTGGATCGGGGCAGGCTCGGGCTTGGGCGCGCTGGCAGGCTCGGGCGGCTGCTGATCGGTGTTCTGACCGTCGCCGGGCTGCGCGTTCGGATCGGTGCCGGGGGCCAGGGCTGGCGGCGGAGGCGGCGCTATGTCCAGGCCCACCTTGCGGGCCGCCGCCTCCAGGATGGGCAGCAGCTGCGCGGTGTTGGCGGGGTTGGCGGCCATCTTGTCCAGCGCCATCTGGACCCAGCCGTCCACCGTGCCGTAGTCGTAGCCGTCCTCGTCATCGAACCCGAAGTGCTGGCGGAGGGCGGCGGCGGTGATCGCGCCCCGGTCGAAGGCGTCCCGGGCCTCGTCGGTCTTGTCCGGGTCCTGGGACAGCGCGGTGGTGTCGTACCAGACGATGTACTGGTCCGGGTCGATGCCCTCCTGGACCAGCTTCTCCCGAAGGATCTCCTGGGTCAGGGCGTCGGTGATGGTCTGGACCAGCGGCGCGACGTGGACCTTGATGTCGTTCTCGTCAATGGCCCACGCGGACCAGTGATTGCCCTCGGACATGCCGAACAGCCGCTCCGGGGCCACGTCCAGGCCCATCGCGAGACGGCGGATGTCCTCCTGCTGGATCTTGAGCGTCGTCTCGGGGATGTCGCTACCCGGGCGAATCCAGTTGACGTTCTTGATCATCTCGCCGGGCACGGCGGCGATGATCGGCAGCATCGCCGCCTGGCTCTCGGGATCGCGCTTGGCGACGGAGGCGACGTCATACAGCAGGTCGGTGAGGGCCTGCGCGGAGTTGGGCTCGAAGAACGGGACCGGATCGTTGGTGTCGGCCGTGCCGACCGGCATCGCCACGGGGGCCTGCTGCTGGGGCAGGCTCATCTCCTGCGGGACGAACATGATGCCGTTGCCGACGAGCCGGTTGTTGTTGGCGGCGGCGATGGTGGCGTCGGCCTGGATGATGCCTTCGAGGACCTTGCGGTTCGACCAGATGGGACTGACGGGCTTGCTCGGGTCCATCGGGTGCTCGGTCCACACCCGGAACAGGATGTCGACATCCTGGTTGAATTCGTGCTTGCTGCCGTCGGGCAGCTTGAGGATCACGCCCGAGGGCGTGGACTGGATCTGCTCCTTGCCGAAGACGTACCACTGTTCCAGCTGGTAGCCGGGCCGTGAGATGTCCACCGGCAGCGCCAGACCGTCGATGGTCTCCTCGCGCGCCTTGTCGCGGACGACCATGCCGACCCAGCACTCACCCACCACCGACAGCAGGTAGCCGCAGCGGTGGATCATCTTCGCCTGGCCGGAGACTCCGCCGCCGATGTCCCGGACGATCTCACGGACCTTCTCGGCGTTCGGATCGTCCTCGGGGATGTCGCCCATGGGCGCGCCCTGGTCGTCCATCGCGGAGGCGACGAGACGACAGCGGCTGGCCGACCACGCACGCCAGCTGACCACGTACTGAAGTTCGCCGACCAGCTCCAGGTAGCGCCAGGCGTCACCCTGCCAGCCGTCTCCGGAAGTCATCGACTTGCGGAAGCTGGACGGGTTCTTGGCGTCCACCCTCTGCGCGGCGGCCGTCAGCGACTTGGTCTGCTGACGGCCGGAGCGGCGGCGAATGATGACTCGGGGCACGCCATCACAGTAACGGCGTGCCCCGCAGCTCAGACCTCTTCGTCTTCGATCTCTACCTCGATGTCGTCATCGGGCTCCAGGTTGGTGGCGAAGAGGCCGACCAGGTAGCTGCCGGTGAGCGCCACCAGCGGGTAGAGGTACCCGGGCCAGTCGGCCGGGAGCCAGAGGACCCAGGCCGTGGCGAACCCCAGCCACATGCTCACGCACCAGGGGCACTGGACGAAGTAGGTCAGATAGGTCTCCGCGCCCTTGGACCGCTTGTAGGCCCAGATGCGCAGAAAGTCCGTCAGCCGATCGGCGACGATCAGACGGGTGACGCGCGCGAGCGCGAACACCCACAGCCCTCCCGTCAGGAGGGCCAGGGCGTAATCCTTCATGCAGTTGCTGCCTCTCGTGGAGTGTTCCGTTTCAGCCAGGCGATGGCGTTGCGCTCGCCTCGCCCACCGCCGAGCGAGCACGACAGTGTGCAGGTCTGTTGTACCTGCGGGTGGCGGAAGATCAGGTGACCGCTGCCGGAGGTCCGGACGTACTCCCAGCCGTTCGCCAGGGCGAAGGCTATGTCGGGTCGCTTGCGGTCGTAGCTACGAACTCTCATGTCTCCCTCTCGTGGGATCTGAGGGAGCCCCGGGGGCCGAGGCTCCCGGGGTGGATCAGTTGTCCAGCTTCTCGGGGTCGATGTAGCCCCGATCGGACAACCACTGGTCCATCTCGGCCCACTCGGCGGCGGTGTCGATATGGGTCCAGCGCTTCTTCGCCAGGCACAGCTCCTCATCGAAATCATCAATCAGGGACTGCATCTCCCCGTCGATGATCTGCTCGTTGTGGTCCTGGGGCGACGCGAGGAACTTCTCAGCGAACTCGCGTCGGAGTTCGGGGGTGTCGGTGTTGTTGCGCTTGAGGGCGGGCATTTCGAACCTCCGTGGTGGGGTGTGCGGGACTCCCCCACTCTAACACGTGTCCCGTGCCTTGTGCAACCTCTTTGCAAATGTCCACGTATATCGGCTCGGGACTGGCGGAAACTATCTTGCCTGGTCACGGGCTAGACAACGCACGGATACCGTGTTAGGCTGGGGACACACCCGGAGAGACCGGGTCACCACCAAGGAGGATCAGATGGCCCACGAACTGGAGATCGTCAACGGCACCGCGTTCTTTGCCGACTCCCGCACCGACGCCTGGCACCAGCTGGGCCAGCAGCTGGAGCGCACCATGACCGCCGAGGAAGCGCTGGAGTACGCCTACCTGTCCCGGTGGAACGTCCGCAAGACCCCGGCGTTCACCGCCGACGAGGACGGCAACATGATCGCGATGCCCGGCCGCTACGCCACCATCCGCACCAATCCCGTCACCGGCGTCAACGAGTACCTGGGCAACGTCGGCGAGCGCTACGTGCCCGTCCAGAACGAGTCCCTGGTGGAGTTCATGGACGCGCTGGTGGACGAGTCCGGCGCGCACTTCGAGACGGCCGGTAGCCTCCGGGGCGGCTCGCAGGTCTTCGTGACCATGAAGGTCCCGGCGTACATGACCTTCACCAGCGCCGACGGCAAGGTGGAGGACAAGACCGACCTGTACATCGCGGTCATGAACAGCCACGACGGCTACGGCTCGCTGAGCGTCCGGGTCACCCCGGTCCGCGTGGTCTGCGCCAACACCCAGGCCGCCGCCATCGCGAACACCAAGTCGTACTGGGGCACCCGCCACACGATCAACGCCCTCAAGGCGGTGGAGGCGGCGCGCCAGGCCCTGTCGCTCAACTTCGCCTACGCCGACGCCTTCGCGGAGGGGATGCAGAAGCTGATCGACCGCGAGCTGGACGCGATGGAGATGGAGAAGGCCGTCAACGCCATCTTCGACGTGGACGGGGCGGAGACCGAGCGGGCCAAGAACGGCCGCCTGGACAACGCCGCGCAGGTCATGACCGGCCTGAACCTCAAGACCGTCATGGGCTTCGAGAACACCGCCTACGGCCTCTACAACGCCGTGACCGAGTGGGTGGACCACCGGGTGGAGGTCAAGGACGGCGTCTTCGGGGCTCCGGCCGAGGGCCTGATCCTGGGCGGCACCTCCTACACCGAACTCAAGGAACGCGCCTTCGCCATCCTGTCCAAGTGACAGCAAACGGCCCGGGGCGTTGTGAGTCGCCCCGGGCCGTCCGTCCCGGTTCTCCAACCGCTCCAACAGAGGAGATATCCATCATGACATGCACCGCGCCCGATCACGAGACGAAGGGCACGAAGTTCTGCCCGGACTGCGGCGAACGGCTCCAGCCGGACCCCGTCCGCATCGACACCATCGGCCAGCTCCAGGAGCTGGCGCGCACGCTCCGCGTCCGGCCGGACTGGCACGAGCCCGACGAGCAGGAAGTCACCGCCCGGGTGTTCGGGCAGTTCTTCGACAACGCGGGGTTCTGGCCCTACGAGCCGAACGGCCGCTACGAGTCCACCAACAGCATCGACAGCGAGAGCCTGGAGATGTACGTCGAACTGCTCCAGGCGGGCAAGGTCGTCGCCCAGATCAACCTCGCCACGCTGTTCGCGATGGCCTGCCACACCCGCGCGTAGCGCTCGGACACACCCACGGCCCCGGAGATGATCTCTCCGGGGCCGTTTGCACGTACCCTGTGCGTTATGGCGAACATCGAGCGACGGCCGCACCTCCAGCGGCCGTGCCCCTTCCGTGAGCAGGAGGGCTGCGGATGGATGCAGACCACCTCCTGGTTTGTCGGCGGCCCCGACGTCACGGAGCCGGTCAGCGAGCTGGCACTACGAACAGAGGCCGAGAACCACTTCCTGCTGGCCCACCTGGGCCGTGCTCCCCGGCAGTACTTCACGTAGGCCCCGTGAGCAGCCCCGAGGACGATCGCTGGCAGCCGGACGAGGCCCTGGTGGTCACCGTGCGCACCCGCTGCCTGGAGATGAAGGAACTGTCCGGGCCGGATCGGAGCTGGATCGTGGCCAGCCTGACTGTCCAGGGCTGGACCGTCGCGGCCATCGCCGATCGACTGAAATGCAGCCTCCGGCTCGTGCAAACGATCAAGACCGAGCCGATGACGCGCGTGGCGCTCTACGCTCTGGAGCTGGCGGCGGAGCTGGCAAACGAACGTGCCCTGCGCCATCTCGATGCCGCCTCGGCCGCCGCCCAGGCCGCCGCCCAGGCAGCCACGATTTCGCGGCTCTCCGGGCAAAGGGATGCCCTTCTTGCCCAGGTCCAGCTCTTGATGAAGGGACAGGCCCATGCAACAGACCCTATCGTCCTGCCCAGCGTGCGGCGGCCAGCTCGACGCCGGAGCGGAGCGGCATGAATTCTGCGCGTGGGCGCGGGAAGAGGACTGGCTGGCGCTGCGGCCGTGGCTCACCGGCGGAATGAGTAGGGTGCGCCTGAGCGGGGTATGACCTAGGCTGGAATGCTGGTGCGGCCAATCCTTCCCCCCGAGCGGCCGACCTTCCCCTGGAACCCCCGGCGACCTCTGCCGGGGGTTCCTTCGGTGTTGGGGCACACAGACCGAGATTGTTAGCGTCGGTCCCTAACAAGCTACCTCCACGCAAATGCCCCGGCCGGGAGGACCGGGGCATTTCGCCGGAGAATTGTCAGTCTTTCTTGACCAGGTCCACCCAGAGGTCGATGGCCCGGCCGTCGTGGGTCATCCGCTCCCCGAGGACGAACCCCGGCGAGCACGGGCACGAGCACCCGGCGGTCTGGCTGAACTTGGGCCGAGCGCCGTCGAAGTGGACCATGGTGCCGTTGATGGCGGTGGCGAAGACGTCGGCGAGCATCTTGACCAGCGCGTCCGCGCCAGCCTTGACGGTCTCCCGCTTCCAGGCGTTCCAGATGGCCGCGCGGACGTTGTCCTCGGCCGAGCGGTACTCCGCCGGTCCGGCCGGGATGGCGTAGGCGTCGTCGCCGTAGTTGCCCGCGAACGGCTCCAGCTTCATCAGCCCCGGGACCAGAGCGTCCAGCGCGCCGTAGACGCGGGTGGTCTTGCGGCCCTCTCGGGTCCAGGACTTCGCCTCCTCGCCGGTGCGGTAGCGGCCCCGAACCACGTAGTCGTCGGTGGTGATCTCGAAGGCGACGTTCTGCGGCAGGTCGGTGGTCTTGACGTTCATTTGCTGACTCCTTGGTGGTGGTGGTGGTACCAATGTAGCACGGGCTCCGTGCGTTGTGCAACCCTTTTGCGGAAATAGGGTCCGATGTGCCCGGGGGCTCCGGCCCCCGGGCTGGCCGGTCAGCCCCGGGCCTTGGCTGCGGTCCAGCAGGCCGCGCTGTGGGCGGAGATTTCCTCCTTGGTGCCCCGGATGGTCTCCTGGCAGCAGGCGCAGCGCTGGCGGCGAATGACCGGGGCCTCCACCTTGGCCTCCTGGACTAAGGTCTCCACGGCCTGGGCCACAACTTCCTGGTGGCTGGCCTCCACGGCGTCCCGGCGGATGCAGGTCTTGCAGGTGACCGGGGCCTCGGTCTGGTGGATTCGGCTCGCCCCGACTCCGAATCGGTTCTTCCGGTACTCCGAGCCGCAGGTGGTTCCGCCGTGGGCCTGGGTGCTGTGGACTACCTTGCTGTCGTTGACGGTGATGTTCATTTCGGGGCTCCTTCTCTTGGTGGTAGTACCACTGTAGCACGGAGTCCGTGCCTTGTGCAACCCTTTTACGAATATTGTCTCTACCTTGGAGAAGGAGCCGCCGACTCAGGCCAGCCGGTGGAAGGCCGTCGAGACCGCCCGGGAGCGGAAGCAGGGGTCTCCGGCGAACATGATGTCCATGTCCAGGCGGGCCGTATCCATGGCCTCCCAGCAGCTATCGAAGTAGGTGACCTTGGACCACTCCCGGCCATCCAGCCGGTAGGTGGAGACCACGGCCCACTCACCCAGGCCGGTGAAGTTGGTGTGGGGCTCCTCCGGGAAGGACTGATAGCGATCGGCCTGGCTGGAGGGAGCAACCCCGTGGGGGTCGAAGATGAAGGTGTGGGACATGGTGAGGCTCCTTTGGCCGGTCAGGCGGAGTAGCTGAGCGGCTGATCGCGGTGCAGCTGGTGGCTGGTGTAGAGGCCGTCGGCGTCCTGGAGGATCAACGTGGTCCAGCCCATGTCGTCGGCCACGAAGTCGACCAGCGTCCCGGTGATCTCGCGGGCCGGACGATGATCGGTCTGGAAGGACACGGTCTTGCCGATGAGATCGTGGGTGGCGACGTCGGCGGCGGGGATCTGGCTCATTTCGGGGCTCCTTCTCTCGGTGGTAGTACCACTGTAACACGGGCTCCGTGCGTTGTGCAACCCTTTTACGAATATTGCCTATACCTTGGGAGATGAGTTGCTAGCTAGGCTAGCTAACGATCTTCGGGATGTGCCCGGACACGACAAAGGCCCAGGTCAATAACCTGGGCCTCGTCTCGGGGTGGCTACGCTTTGATCAGCGCCTTCAGCTCCGCCTTGACCTCGCGGGCCTTGTCGCCGCGCCAGGACTTGGCGTTGGACAGGAAGTACCGGACGATGTCGGAGCCCCGGTCCTGGTAGTACATCTGCTCCGGCGCGTCCAGCTCGGCCATAGCGTCCACGTACGGGACGGCCCCGAAGTACATCTTCGGACCCCAGTCGGTCCGGATGTCCTGCGCGATAGCGCGGAGGGTGCGAGCCATGGTGATTCTCCTTGGTGAGTGGTGGTGGGTGACGCCTCCAACTATTGCACGGGTACCGTGTGTTGTCTAGCGTTCACGCAGATCAGCCACCGGAACTGGGCCGATGGATTGGGGCTAGACAAAGCACGGGGTACGTGCAATAGTTGGTCTACCGCGCCATCCGCAACACCGGTCTCCGGCACTCGGGGGATGGCTAGGCGGAGGGGCCGCCCCCGGAGACCACCGGCCCCTCCCGTCCAACTTCACCGTTACCACCACCATCGCCTAGGAGGCACCCATGGGAGATCGCGCCAACATCTTCGTCATCGACCGGCCGAAGGCCGCCAAGGACGACCACGAGGTCACCGGCATCTACCTCTACACCCACTGGAACGGCAGCGAGTGGCCGGAGATGCTGCGGCAGGCCCTGTCCTCCGCCAACGCTCGTCGCCGGTGGGACGACGAGAGCTACCTGACCCGCATCCTCATCAGCCAGCTCTACGCCGACGATCACGACAGCGATACCGGCGGTGGAGTCAGCACCATGCTGACCGACAACAGCCACGAGATCGTCATCGTGGACATCCCGGCCCAGATCGTGGCCTTCGCCCCTGAGGGGCAGGAGACCGACCGGAACAACTGGACCGACTCCATGAGCTTCGCCGACTTCTGCGCCCAGCAGACGGCGAAGTACCCCAGCCAGCGCTGAGCCTGCGGTCCGGCACGGTGAGAGGCCCGTGCCGGTCCTGCGGGGAGTCCCTGGGTAGGCCCATAGCCCAGGGATTCCCTGGAGGAATCACCTCCGCACCACCAGGGAACAAGGAGAACCGTGCATAACCTGATTCAGGACGGCCCGCCCATCCTCGCGACCGTCACGCACACCGACGATCCCGGTATCGCCGCCCGTGTGCTCTGCCTGGTCGACGGCTACGCGGCCGAGATCGTCCACGACGTCAACACCAAGCGTCAGGAGTACAACACCCACGTCCTGCGGATGTTCGATCCGCAGGAAATGACCTGGCGCGAGATCCTGCGCTGGGGATTCACAGAGGCGGGCCACGTCCCGATCCACCCGGACTCCGAGACCGTCGGCCACCTCGCCGGTCTGAGCGAGGTCATGTGGGCGCAGGCCAACGTGATCGTCGGACAGAGCCGGATGCGCCAGGAAGAGATCGACGTGGCGCAGTTCGTGGCGGAGCAGATGGCCCTCCAGGAACGCATGACCGACTACCGCGAGGCGGAGTCGGAGGAGTCGGCGACGCACCCGATCCTGCTCGGGGACGAGGGCGAAGCCGACGACGCTCCGCTGGCGTCGGACGCCCAGCTGGCCGAGCTGCGCACGAAGCTGGCGGGGGACGCCTGATGCGTATCGGTAACTGGCCGCTGTTCATGCTGGCCGTCGAGTACATCATCCGCCACCCCGAACACCACATGCAGCACAAGTGGCGCTCGCCCTGCGGCACGTTCCGCTGCCTGGCGGGCTGGATCGCGTTCTTCGGCGGCTACCGCGACGTGTTCGAGGACGGCCCTCGGGACCGCTTCGTGGGTGTCCGGCTGGAGGGGCTGACCGCCGAATCCGACATCCTCAGCGTGGAAGAGGCTGCGCTGAAGGCGCTGGAGCTGGACCCGGAGATATACGGCGAAGCGGCCGATACCAGCGAGCGTGACTGGTCGATGGACGAATTCGCCAACGCACTGTTCTCTGGCAGTCTTGATCTCGCTGACATCCTGGCCGTGGTCCGGGACCTGGCCAAGGCAGACGGCGTCACCCCGACGCCGATCATCGTGGACGAAATGGTGCTGTGCGGCATCGTGTCGAAGGAGAATGGTTTCTGATGGACATCGTCACTGCCCTGCTCGTGATGCTCGGCGGCGTGCGGCACTCCGCCCCGGCGAGCTACCACGCTCCGGTCCGGACGCTGCCGCTCGTGGCCCCGGCCGACCCGGGCGTCCTGTCGGCTCAGCACTGGGGTCCGGCGTGTTCGCGCTGATCCCCGACTGGGCATGGCTGGCGCTGATCGCGGCCTTCGGCGCGCCGACCGACCCGCACTCATGATCTGCCAGGTGGGTCTCGTCGGTCTCTCCAAGCTGACCTGTCAGCACCGGGAGAGCGGCGGTTACCGGTGCGAGCGCATCGGCGAGCACACCGAGCACAGCGTCGGCCAGCACACCATCCACCACACGCTGATGGGCAATGGGTGGGCTTGCTCGGCGGTAGAGGCTATGCTGCGGTAGCGGTCAAAACGACTGCCCCATCAGATCGAGGCAAGGCCCCGGGAGTTCGCCCCCGGGGCCTTCTTCGTGCCTCAGCCCACCTTCTTCGTGAGCCAGGGATTGCGGCCGACGGGCGAGCCGATCGGCCGGGCAATCTGGGCCTGCTTGCCGAGCATGGACATCAGCCGGTCGTGCGCGATCACCGAGGCGGCCACGCGGTCGGGCTGGTGGCGGCCGACGGTCCAGTTGACCGCCTGATCCTCCATCGCCGCCAGCTCGTGCCCCAGCACCACGCACGTCCCCACCTCCACGGCCTGGCGGAGGAGACCGGACCGGGCCACCGCATCGCCGGTCCCGCGCCAGCCTTGGACCCGGTTGAACAGGGCGTGGAGCTGGGCGAGCAGCCGCCGCTCCTCTTCCGTGCTGTCCCGCTTGCGCGCCAGCTCCTGCATCCGCCTGCTGATCTCGGTCTTGACCACGTTGATGTAGGTGGTCCCGGCGGTGTAGGTCTCGATGAAGATGTAGCTGGCGTCGGTCTCCAGCGCCAGGTCCACCGCCGCCCGGCCCCAGGCATCGGAGGTCATCTGGCCGGAGCGGTCGTGGGTGAGAGCCACCTGCGGGTGGATCGGCGGCGGAGCGTCCTCCGGAGACATCAGCGCCGTCACAGTCTGCGTGACGCCGTTCGGCGGGTAGAGCAGCGCCGCGCCGATCACGCCAGCCTCGTCTCCCTCGCCGGATTCCGCCGGGTCGACCGTGACGATCCGGACCCTGGTCCGTTCCGGCATCTCCGCCAGCCGGTGCGCGTCGAACCACGCCTGGGAGAACAGGCCGCCCTCCGGCGGGGTGGGCGAGCCCTGGTACAGGGCGTTCCAGACGCGCTTACCCACGCTGCGCTCGATGGCCCGGAAGTCCTCGGCGGTACGGCCCCGGGCGGACTCCAGCGCCACGCCCGGCGGCCGATCGAGGGCGTCAGGGATGGCGGGGTGGCTGATGGCGGGGATGTTGATGTAGTGCCACTCGCGCAGCTCCCGCTCCAGCGCCTTGTCGTGGGTGAGCAGCTGGCCGCAGAGGTCTTCGGGGTGCCAGCGGGTCTGGATGATGATGATGCTCGCGCCGGGGGCGAGGCGTGTGGTGGCGACGGAGTGATACCACTCGATGATCTTGGTGCGCATGGCGTGGGAGTCGGCCTCCTGCATGTTCTTGAACGGGTCGTCCACGATCAGCAGGTCCGCGCGCTTGCCGGTGATGGTGGCGTCGCGTCCGGCCGCTACCAGTCCTCCGTCGCCCTCGGCGATGCGCCAGTTGCTGGCGGTGGCCAGCTGCGGGTGCAGGCGGATGCCCAGCCGGTCCGGGAGCGGCTGGCCTGTCAGAGAGTCAACCACCCCCGATCCGAACTGCTGGATCAGCGCGCGGGCCGCGCGAGAGTGCTCCTCGGCCAGCCCGTCGGCGTAGGTCAGCAGCATCACCCGCCAGTTGGGGTGGAGCTGGAGCGCGCGAATCGGCGTGGTCACCGCGCACAGCATCGACTTGAATTCCTGCGGCGGCGCGGAGATCATCAGCCGCTTACGCCGAGACCGCAGCACCTGCTCGATCTTGCGGCTGACCAGCTCCACCGCCGGGGTGATGACGTAGTCCTCGTTGCACGCCGCCATCAGCTCCGCCGGATGGGCGTAACTGCTGACGATCCGCTGGCGGTTGGCGAGGGAGGCCAGCCGTTCGGCGGCGCGCTGGCGGCGAAACGGGCTCCACTCCGCCGCCGCCTCCAGGCCGATCGTCATCTCAGCTCCCGGTGACCGCGAGTTCCGCCAGCCGACCGGCCAGGGTCTGGGTGTAGCCGAGGCGGATGTAGTCGGTGGTGTGGCGGCCGTCCCAGAGGTAGCCCCGGGCGAACGCCAGCGCTCCGGCCCAGCCCGCCCACTTCCACGGTGCCCACCAGTCCTGGAGGCGGCCCTGGGCCACGGCATCGAGCATCTTCGCGCCCCAGAGCAGGGCGTCCTCGGGGGTCTTGATGCTGTACCAGCCCACCAGGTCCGCCACCGTGCGCAGCGGGTTGCCCGCCGGAAGGGAGGCGATCGGGTCACCCCACGCCGACACCCAGAACGTCGGGAACCGCACGGGGGAGATGGGGCGCTGGCCCGCGATGCCGTAGCCCTCGGAGACCGAACCCTGCCCAGGAGGGATCAGGCCCATGCCCTGCGGCCGGTAGCCGTCGGCGATCAGCGCCGCCGCGACCACGTTGTAGACCTCGCCCATGTTCAGCTCGGCGACGTCCTTGGCGACGTCCCCGGCGATGCACGCGCCCTGGCTGTAGCCCGCGAGCACCAGCGGAGTGCCCGCCGGGTATTCGTTCATCGCCTCGTAGAGGGCCGCCGCGCCGAGCCGCTTGGACTCCTCGAAGCTGTCCTCCAGGCCGCCGAAGCTGGCCGGATAGGGCACGACCCGCGTATCGAACAGCGCCGGGTCCAGGTGGGACAGGAAGTCCGCGCTGATCGGGTCCGGCGAGGTGGGAAAGCCCGTGCCCGCCAGCATCAGCACGGTGATCTTGGAGCTCACAGTTCGGTCCTCTCGTGGATGAGTGTGGATATCTCGTAGGACAGGATGTCAGGGTGGCCCGAGACCACGGTGACGCCGGGCGGCGGGTCGGCGGCGAGGTTGCGGGCGGCGGTGGCCCGGCCCGCCACCCAGGACGGGTTCTGCTCCCGGCCCAGTGTCTGCGCCCGCTCGCTGCGCCACTGATCAACGTACGGGTGGTCCAGGTGGGCCAGCAGCACCGCGTAGCCCGCTGCCGCAGCGGTGGCGAGGAAGCGCCGGTTGCCCAGGCGTGCGCCCTCGCCGAAGACGAGGTCAGCCTCCCTCTGGGCCACTATCCACGGGATCGCTGCGGTGATCACCGACTGCCCCAAGGCGTCCGTGCCCGCGAAGTGGGTCCGGCAGCGTCCCATCTCCACCGCCTCCAACGACGAGGTCGCTGGGTGCAGGAGGAAGTCCCTCGCCAGGGGCTGGGTCGGTCCCGGAACCCGAGTCCACTGGCGGGTCAGCTGGCGCATCAGGGTCGACTTCCCCGCCCCCGGTGCTCCCACCAGGTAGATCAGTTGTCGTCGGGTCACTCTCAGCTCCCACTGTGGGCCTCCGCGATGTGCTGGCGAATGCTGGCGTTGGACACGGCGTCCACCACCAGATGTACCCGGTTGACGCCGGAGGGGTTGGTGACGGCGTGCGGCTTGCGCGCGTCCAGGTAGTACATCCGCCAGGGCCGCAGGTGGGTCTCCCGGCGGGAGCCGTCCAGGTCCCAGGTGATGAGCTTGATGGACGGATCGGTGATGAGGGGGATGTGGAACCGCACAATCTGACCGTCGCGGGTGCCTCCGGCGCGGTCGGTGATGTCGGTGTGGCGGCCGAGCTTGCCTCCGGCGTTCATCTTGAGCAGCCGCACCCGCTCGGTCTCCCACCGCCACGGCATCAGCCGCACCCAGTCGGTGAGGGCGGGCAGCTCCCGCGTGAGCACGGTCCAGTCGCAGACGTTCGCCAGGGCAGCGCGGTTGGCCAGTTTCCAGGACTTCGGCATCTCGGCGGGCTTCACGCCCCGGCCGGGCTCGGCGGGCCAGAAGCCCTTGAGGCAGACCGCGCTCCAGCTGCCGTCGGAGTAGTAGGGGAAATCGTCATCCCAGCCTCGGACGATGTCCAGCTCGCCCAGGATGCGCTCCCGGCTCTGACGGGGGATGACCTCGCCGAAGTCGGTGACCGTGGCCCGGTCCCACGGTGCGTAGGCGGCCGGAGGGCGCGCCCCGATCGGCCCCCAGGTGTTGATCACCTCGGCGGCGGCGGTGACGCGACTGGCCCAGATGGCGCGGCCCTCACCGGCCAGCGCCAGACTCAGCGGCCGGTCCTCCGCGTACGCCATCACGAAGTCATAGGGCGCGGTGTTGGGCAGCAGGTGCTCGCTGTGGGCGAGGTGGGTGGCGACGTAGGCCCCCTTGGGCAGGGTGAAGGTGCCGCCGGTGAAATCCGTGCGCACCGAGTCCCGCGTCAGCCGCCGCCCGATGACGATGGCGTACTGGTCGCCGTAGCGGGTGTTCTCGGTGATCAGGCTCGGCCGCGCCTCCAGCTCGCTGCGCATCGGAGTGGCGAAGGCTCCGGCGTGGTAGGCCTTCGCGTACGCCTGGAGCAGCCGGGGCACGTCAGCTGTGGGGGCGGTCAATGATTCTCCCGGTGGCGCGGTAGATGGGCATCTTCGTGTCGTCTATGCCCCCGAGGGGGATCTCATTCCAAGGATGCGGGATGACGGTGTACCACGCAGCCTTCGCCAGCTCCCGGTCCTCGGGGTCCGGCAGCGTCCATATCTCCTCCCGCAGGGCGGCGAGGTGGCGGCCGGGGTAGTAGCGGCCTCGGCGCATCACCAGGAAGTCACAGATCACCGTCTCGAAATCCACCCACGGCAGGTCCACGCCCTCGCCGTAGAGGTAGTCGCGGGTGATGTTGGCGGCATCGTCCAGCTGCGCGGGGGAGGGGTTGATCATCCGGAACAGGTCCTCCAGGCTCCGGCGCGGGCCGGAGGACTCCCAGAGCTGGCCGTCGGCAGCATCCACCGGCATCCCGGCCACCTTGCCCATGAACTCCGCCCATTCGAACGCGCTCTGGCGGCCGACGCCCCACACCGTGCGCATCTGCTCGGTGAGCCGGGCGAAGTTGCGGCCGGGGTGACGCTGCGCGCCGATCCGGCCGATGGCCTGGGTCATCCACTCCGCCTCCGTGCGCCCGGCCAGCGCCGAGACGTAGGAGGCGTGGCGCTGGAGCACCCGGCCGCCCCGGAGGTTGCGACGCTCCTGGGTGCAGTTGAATTCGGCAGCGCGGTGCCGGTTTTCGGCCGCGCCCCAGTGGTGCGGGGACGGCCACAGCCGCATCGAGGACCACGCCGAGTGCAGGTCGTCGTGGGTGTTGTAGAGCGTGGCCAGCCATATTTTCTGGCTGCGGGGCAGCTCCACCGCCGCGATCACCTCCGCCCACGGCTCGATATCGTGGGTGGCCTTCTCGATGCGGGCGAAGGTGACCAGGTCGTTGAGGATGCGGGTGTCGACGTTCATGCCTTGCCCGGAATCTTCATGTCCCCGGCGGCCATCCGCCTCGCCATCTCCGCCTCCCGCTCGGTGCGCTTGAGCTGCGCCCGGCGGGTCTCCTCGGCGGCGGTGCGGCAGTCCTTCATCCCCCGCAGGGCGTAGTAGACGATGCTGATGCGGTAGCCGTCGTCGGAGCGCAGACGGGCCAGCGGGGTGACGCCGTGGACCCAGCGCTTGCCGGGGAAGAGGGCGACGGTGGAATCGGCGCAGGCCAGTGCGACCCCGAATTCCGGCAGATGCAGATATCCGCCCCGTACGCCTCGGCGCAGGACCGGCATCGCACTCCAGGTGGAGAAGTTGAATCCGTCACGGTGGTACGGAAGGGCGGCGGTGTCGTTGACGACGCCGGAGGTCCAGAGTTTCGCCTCACCTATCCTCCAATCCGGCAGCACGTCGGCGAGCGTGGCCTGGTCGCGGGTGATGATGTCCGGGTCGATCTCCTTGAGCATCGCGGAGAACTGGTCCGCATAGGTGTCCAGCACCGCCTCCACCCCCGGCTGGTCCCGCGAGAGTGCCGTCAGTGAGCAGGATTCGCGCCGGGTGACCACCCGGGGCGGCGCATAGCCGAACGTGCGCGAGCGGGAGCGGTAGGTGTTGTTGCGCTGGACGCCTCCGGAGCAGTCGATGGCCAGGGCTGCCCGGCGGAGGCGTCCAGCTTCGGCCAGCGGCAGATACGCAGCCACCGGCTCGCCCTCGCAGCTCAGGATGGTCGGGGCGGTGATGAGCCGGGTGCTCTCCGCCAGTTCCGGGACCGTGGTGCCGACCAGCTGCGAAGCTTCGTCCGGCGTGAGCCGCCGGGGCACATCGAGACGGCTCACGCCTTCCATCGGGTCTACTCCTGGGTCTCGGCGGGGGCCGGGGCCTCCGGCGCGGTCTCGCCACTCCAGGATTCCAGCAGCTTGATGACGGCGGCGGTGTTGGACTCCAGGTCGAACTCGTCGCGGAAGCGGGTGAAGACCTCCTGCATCCAGATGAACTGCGGGATCGGCACCGTCAGCACCACGAGCCGCGTGGAGGCGTCCACGTAGGAATTGGCCTGGGTGTCGATGTCGGTGGAGTTGATCAGGCCGTCCTCGCCGGTGCGGGGCGGCTTCGGGGCGTTGTCGTCGCCGAGGCCCGCCGGGTCCAGCGCGTCGGGCAGGGCTTCCTCCAGGCTGGCGAGCAGGTCGCTGAATTCGTCGGCGGTGAAGGCCGTGCCCTCCAGGTCCGGCAGCCCGCTGAGGATGTCAGCCAGGACCTCCTGGTCGTAGCCGAACCCGGACTGGGCGGTCTTGTTGTCGGCGAGGACGATCCGGGCCGCCTGATCGTCGTCCACGTCGATCACGTAGGCGTCGACAGTGCGCCAGGCCGGGTTGTCGGGCTCGGCCTCCACCAGGTTGCGGAACGCCTTGACGGTGTGGTTGCCCGCCAGGACCTCGTTCGGGCGGCCGGTGTGGGTGCCGAGGTTCACCACGACCGGCCGGTACTGCCCGTTGACCCGCAGGCTGGACTCGATCACGGAGGGATTGCCCAGGTTCGGGTTGCGGTGGTAGAGGGCGAGTTCGCCCGGAGCGAACGCGCGGAGCTTGGAATCAGTGGCCATGCCAGCACTATAGGCGTGACCCGTGCGAATACAGACAAAGACGCCCTCGGCGGTCGGAGCCGAGGGCGTCGAACCGGGTGTCAGCCCGGTGGGGTGCGGTGTCGAGTCTAGCGCGGACGCTCCAGGTAGTTGCGCAGGCGGGCATTGCCGCCCTCGGGCGTGTGACCGTCCCAGGGCGGAGCCGTGGGCAGCGCCGGAGCGTCGAACAGGTCCCAGTCCGCCTCCGGGTAGTGCTGGGTGACCTGGGCACCGTTGGGCAGGTAGAGGGTGACGATGAACCAGCGCTCGCCGGGCTCGGTCTTGCCGAAGCAGGGCTCGCCGTCGTGGTGCCGCCAGGACTTCGACAGCATCGGCACACCCGGCGGCATTCCGGCGGGCTGATCCAGGATGCCCACCAGCGCGGACATCATCTTCACCGCCAGCGCGTGGTAGAGCATCCGCTGGTCGTACAGCTCGGCCATCGTGTGGAAGCCGTCGGAGGGCTCGGCCGGGTGTGCCTGGTCCCGCAGCCACTGGTCGAGAGGCAACGACGGCACATAGGGCGTCCCCTCCGCTCCGTGGTGCTCGTGGTGGTTGAAGATGTAGGTCATGAGCGCCTCGGCGTCCACGACCTGACCACGCAGTTCCGGGTACAGATCGGACATGTCAGTCTCCGTTTCCGATCGGCAGCTGGAGGGCGCGCAGGTTGGCCCGCAGCCCCTCCCAGTCCACGTTGTCCAGCATCTCGCGCAGGCCGGTGGCGAAGGTGTCCATCGCCTGGCGGACTCCCTCTCCGGCGCGGCGCAGGGATTCCCGCTGCTCCGGGGTCAGGATCTCCGGCGGCGGCGGCGGCGCGGCGCTCACCGGTACTGCCTCGACACGAGCCACGCCACGAACCACACCGGAGCCCACAGGCCGCAGGTCAGCAACGTGAGGGCGGCGTGGAGGACGTGGTTGCAGCGCCGGTAGCCGCCGCCGATCCGGATCTGGTTGACGACGCTGGAGCTGGCGGCCGGGCCGGGCGAGGGCGGAGCCTGCCAGTAGGGCTGCGGCTCGTCGTTCCAATGCGGGTGGGGCTCGTCGCGCCAGGCGGGCATGGGGTGATCGGACGGGTAGACGCCGCCGTACCCGGGCCGCTGGGGCTCCTCCGGGACGGGGACCGCGCCGAAGCCCGTGGTGAACGGTTCGGACATCTGGATTGCTCCTGGGGTGGTGGTTGCGGTGATAGTTCGAAGGCCCCGGCATCCACGTCACGCACGTAGCGCCGCGATCATGCCAGGGCCTTCGGCACCTTGGGTCTGCTGCTCCTACCGTCAGGCGTGCTATTCCCCGGTAGGCGGCTCCACCCCTAGGCCAGATACTCAGGGTGGTCTAGACACGATCCCCGGGTGTGTGGGGAAAGCTGGCCGTCTGGAACGAGGACCACCGTAGCACGGACCGCGTGCGTTGTCTAGCGGTCAGCCGATCAGGGCCTGGACGAAGGCGATGAAGCCAGCGGCGATGGCGCTCCAGGGCAGTTCGGCAGCGGCGGCGGACAGGGATGCGAGCATGGCACTCTCCTCAGAACGTGTGGGGCGGGACGAGGTGGAGCAGCCACTGAATCAGCAGGTACATCATCCACGGACTCAACATGGCTGCTCCATACGCGACGGCCGGTCAGTACCCCCGTGACGTTACACGGAGGCCGTGCTACCGGATACCGACCTCGTAGGGGTTGAACGGCGGCAGATCACGCCGGTACTCCGAGCCGCCGGGCAGAGTGTGGCCCGGACCCCAGCCGCGCCAATCCTGGTAGCCGGTCTCCACGGGCTCGCTCTCCCCGGTGCGCAGAGCGCGCTCGTGCCCGGCGGCGAAGGCCATCCGGATCGCGTGCTCGAACTGCCTCAGCACGTCCTCCTGGACGGCGTACAGGGTCTGGCGGAATTCCTCGGCGGGACTGCTCACTGGTCCTCCTCGAACCACAGGACGATCTCGTCGTCTGCGGCGTAGACCCGCAGCCAGTCGTCGTGAAGGTTGCCGATGACGTGGAACACGTCCCGGTACTTCGTCTCCGCCGCCGCCAGAGCCTTGTGCAGCTCGGCGACGGGCGTGCCCCAGCCGCCGCAGGTGGCCCCGGAGACGCGCCATTCGTGGCGGACGCGGGTGACGGCGGCGTAGGTGTAGTTGTCAGCCATTGGTAATCATCTCCGAGATGAGCTTGAGCGGGACGGGCTGAAGGCCGTGGGCGTCCAGGCCGACATGGATCTGCCGACCGACCGGCCCGGGGTCGGTGCTGTGGGTGTGGCCGTGGATCAGCCACTGCCCCGCGTCCACCGGCCGCCACTCCGGGTACCGCGCGACCTCGGTGTGGTCGGCGGCGAAGGGGAAATGGCTCAGCATCACGCGCTGGCCCGCGATCTTGATGACCCCGGCCGCCTGGGCGGAGCGGAAGACCCGGAGGTAGTCGGCCTGGGCCTTGTGCGACTCGGAGTGCATCGGATGGCCGGAGTCGTGGTTGCCGAAGATCAGGTCCTTGATACCGGGCCGAGCGCCGATCCACTCCAGCGCCGAGGCGTGGCAGCGGCCCCGGCCGATGCAGAGGTCGCCCAGCACCTTGACGTGATCCTGGGGCTTGATCAGTGCGTCCCACCGGCGCGCGAGTTCGGCGTCGTGGGCGGCGGTGTCGTCGCCGAAGCCCCGCTCCCGGGCCACGAGAGCGTGGCCCAGGTGCAGGTCGGCGGTGAACCAGATGTTGCTCATGAGGTGATCCCTCCGATGCCCAGCCACCAGATGGCGGCGGCCAGGAAGATATGCATCCGCAGCCAGCCCGCCGGGACGACGGCGCGGTGCCGCCCTCCCGGGCTGTGGGCGTGACGCGGAACGGACGCGAGGCGGCGTTCCTGCCAGGCGTACGGGTCAGTCCTTCCCATCCCTGATCCTCTCCAGGAGGGCTTCGAGCGCCGCCTCACGGAGCCGGTCGACCTCGGCCTTGATCTGACGGACGGTGAGGATGCGTGCCCGGGTGGGCTGCTCGATCAGCCGCGCGTACGCCTCCATCGCCGAGGCGGCCAGCAGCCGGTCTGCCTTGGTGAGGCTGCTCGGGGCATAGCGCAGCCGCCACGCGACGTCGTGGGGATCGTCCGGGTTGGGCCAGACGGTGCCGTCCTCCAACCGGAGGGTGAGGGTGCTCACGACGCCTCGCAGTCGCGGACGTGGCGCACGAGCGCGAGCGAGGCCGACTCCAGTGCCCGCTCCAGCAGCTGCGGATAGGCCAGCAGCTGATACCAGTGGACCGTGACCGTGTAGCCGTGGACCATGCCGCAGGAGCAGGACCGGATCTCCAGGACGAACCGGCGCACGTGGCTCAGATCCAGCGTGTGCGCCGGGACCAGCTGCCCATCCTCGTCGGTGTAGCTCGGCACCTCCAGCGGCGGGTCCTCGAACGGGCCGCATATCTCGATGCGGTCGTCCCTCACGACGCCTCCCCCTCCGCCATCCGGGCCTCCAGGTACGCCTTCCACGCCGCTGCCACGTCCTGCGGTGGGGTCAGCAGGGAGTAGACGCCCTCGGCCGCAGCGGCGTACCCGGCCGCGAACAGGTCCGCATCGGCCTGGCGTGCCTCGGTGAGGATGTCGATGACCTGCTCCGGGCTCCACGCGCAGACGAAGATCGACCGGTTGTGCAGCCAGACCGCGCACATGTCGAAGACCTGGGTACCGCGCCCGGCGATGGTGGAGCGGTAGGGCTGGACGGCGGAGACGGCGTGCGGGTCGACCGCGAAGACTCCGCCGGTGGTGTTGGGCAGCTCGATCAGCTTCACTGCGGCACCGCCGAGACGGTCGGGGTACCGGCGGGCACGGGGCCGTACCAGCGCTTGATCGGGCCGTACTTGAGCAGCTTGGCCGTGGGGATAGGTCCCATCTCGTAGCCCTCCCAGAGGCCGTCGGCGCGCCGGACGGAGATATCCATGTCGGCGTCGATGACGGGGGTGCCGACCGGCAGCGCGTCCATCTGCTGCGGGGTCAGTCCCCGCCGGGCACGGTTGACGTTGACGGCCATCAGCACGCCGCCCCGTAGTAGCAGCCGCCGCCGGTCTTGGCACAGGCCGGGGGCTCGCCGTCCTCGATCTCCCAGCGGCCGAAGTGGCACGACACCTCCGGCCCGGGGCAATAGGGCTGGACGGGCTCGTGGGACGGGGCTACCTCGTCGGCCGGGACAACGGCCAGCTCGCCGTCGTAGCGGACGTGCGAGCACGACAGATTGTGCTGCCCCTCGCGGTGACATTCGCGACACGCGATCACGGTGATCACTCCCTGGTGGTTGAAACAGTGATCACTCCAGTCTAACACGTTATCCGTGCGTTGTGTCGCTTTCGCCACCCCGGGTCTCCCACCGGCGCACCAGCTCGGCCGCGCGCTCGAAGGCCCGGATCTGGCCGGGACTGAGCGGCGGATCGGGCGTGAGCGTGGACGCGGGCACGGTGGTGAAGCCCGGCGCGAGCACGCCCCCGGCGTCGAACGGCGGCTCGACCGTCGGCGGGGTGATGACCCACCGAGCCCAGCTGTCAGGGTCTCCGATCATCACCGGCTCCTCCGCTCCGCGCTGGCGTAGCGGCACCGCACCAGCGGCCCATAGCCGCACTCGTAGTGCGTACAGCGCTCCGGGTAGGGCGGCCAGATCCGATCCGCCAGCCGGGACATCCCGTAGGCGCTCGCCAGCGCCGCGATCCACTTGCGCATCTCAGTCTCCGAGGTCGGGGGTGGGCTCCGGCGCAGCGTCCCACTCCGCCCGGGACATGCCGTGATAGGTCTGGCAGTGCGCCTCGTCGGTGGCCTCGTGCGCGCCGACGGCCCCGCGCGGACGTGCGGCCAGCGCCTCGGCGAAGGTCATGATCGGGTAGCGGCGCACGTTGCCATCGGCGTCGGTGCTCTCCAGGTATTCGCCGGTGGGCGCGAGCACGCCCGATTGGATCGGCCGCGCCAGCCGATCCGGGCCGACCTCCGCCAGCCCGCACTGGCACCGGGTGCCGGGCGCGCCGCTGGCGAAGGCGTGGGACATGGCGGTGGTGGGGGCGGAGCCGTCCGGCCAGGGATAGGACGGGATCTCGACCTCCCGGCACTCCAGCTCCTCGCGCAGGCGAGGCGGCACCCCGACGGCGCAGAGCGGGCAGCCCTCCCCCAGGCAGCGCGCCCAGCCGTGGTTGCGGGCCTGGTGGTCTACGTTTTCGCTCATCGGGTTCCTTTCGGCAGGGGCAGCGGTGCGCCGGACCCGAGGTCGTCGGCGGCGTAACAGACTCCGAGGTGGCCCCCGAGCAGCACGCACCACTCCTGGACGAAGCAGGGGTTCGGAGGCAGGGCCAGCGCCCGCACCCGGGCCATGAGTTCGGACCAGGTGGTGGCGTAGCCGTTGCGCTGGTAGTAGTCCTCGAACAGCGCCACGTCCAGCCCGAGGGCCATCCACACGTCCAGACAGAGCGAGACCTGGACGCCAGCTACGTGTTCGCCCATCCGTCGTCGCCTTCCTCCAGCGGCACGTCCATCTGCGGGTGGACCCCGAGCGCGCGCATGTCCTCGTCCACCGTGGTCGTGAACGCCTCCTGGTCCAGGCCCACCCGCACCCGGGTCGGCGCGAGCACGCCCGGATGGAGCTTGGCCTCGTGGTCGAGCACGCGGAGCAGGGTGCCCGCTGCGTCCTTGTCCCCGGTGGTCATGTTCGGGTACACGGCGCGCTTGATGTCGTTGAGGACGGCCTGCTGCCGGGCACGCACGGTGTCGGCGTCGTCGGCCACCAGCTCCCGCAGCCCCGTCATCAGCAGGTGTTCGGCCATGTCCTCGGTCTCCAGACCGAGCGTGTCGGTGATGGTGCCGAGGGTCGCGCCGAAGTTGCGCAGGCGGATCGCCGCTGCCTTGAGCTCGTTGAGCTTCATCCGGCCCTCGGGCACGGTGGGGTTGACGTAGACGCCTCGGACCACGATCGCCGCCATCACCAGCTCCTTCCGCATTCGGGGCAGCAGGGATCGCCGTCCGCATCGAGCAGGATCGGCTTGCGCTCGTAGCGGGTCGCGGTGCGGTGCCACGTCGCTACGGTGCCCGCCTCGTCGTCCCGGGCCATGTGGTGCCCGTCGTGACCATAGGGGAGACCACAGATGTCGTCACCCCAGATGTCATCACAGGTGGTCGTGGTGGTTGCTGCCATCAGGCTGCTCCTCTCGTGCGGTGCCGCCAGCGGCGTGGTCGGTTGGCCAGGATCACCAGATCCTGCTGACGGATGCGCCTCTCGCTGCGGCCGCCAACGCGCCGGACCGGTACGCCGGAGGCGTCGATGACGCGCACAGCCTGATCCTGGGACAGACGCAGGACCCGGGCCACCTCCTTCGGCCCGATCCAGATGTTGCCCTCGGGGTCGCGGCGACGAGGCACGCGCATCTCTGGAGGGATCTGATGGAAGACGAGCACGTTCCAGGTACCGGCGCGCGGGTCGTGGTCCACGTGGACGCCGAACGCCTGCGCGGGTAGCTCCTCGCGCAGGATCTTCGCACACCGGTACGCCGCCGCTGGGGAGCCGAGCACCTTGATCAGCTGAGTGTGGCTGTTGGCCATCTCGTCCAACAGCCGAGCGAAGAAGTGCCCACCGATCCGCTGGTGCGGCATCAGCATCGGCCTCCGCTCCCCGTACGCCAGCCGCCGCAGGAGATCGTCCGGATGGAGGTCCATGGCATAGGTGGGGCCGGGATACAGGATGCTGTTCCCGGCCGGAAACCGTGTCTTGGACATGCCCTCAGAGTAACCCCGCAGACGACAAAGCACGGGTCTCAACTGACCCTGGGCCGCAGATGCACTTTGCCGCATGTGTGTCCGGAGTCACGGACTTAGGGCACCCTCACCCGTCCATCCGCTGCCGCACGCCGGGGCAATCCCGGGTCCGCACGTGGCACAGATCCGACCCGTGGACCGGACACTGCGGGCTCCACTCGTGGACCGACCAGTTCTCCTCCCACCGGTCGATCTCGGCCTCGAACTCCTCGGCCCACGGCTCCACCAGCAGGCACACGCCCACCCCGCCGGAGAACCCGCCGATGACGGTGAGCCCGAATCCGATCGAGAACGTCCCGAAGAACGCCGTCCACCCGCCGACGGCCAGCGCCGCGAGCCCGGCGATCACGCACCACCACCCCCACAGCCGGGGGCTGGCGCGCAGCCTGCCCTCCCGGCGCAGGCTCTGCCACAGCCCGTGCATCACTGCACCCGGCCGATATGCAGGGGGAACACTCCGTCGAACGCCCCGGCCATCCGCTCCCGGAACGTCAGGTCCGCCTCCAGCGGGCTGATGATGTCCTCGTCGTGGCTGATCTCCACGACGTACTGGATAGTCTTCTGAGCCATAGTCCGTGCCTTGTCTCTCGTGGATCGAGGGGTATATGGTGAAAGTCGTCGCCGCCCCTTGGGAGCAGCGATCTCGGAACCCCCGGATGACAGAGGTTGGCTGGTACCACCTCCTGGCCGCCCGGGGGTTCCGCTATGTCAGGGCTTCCAGATACTCCAGCCGGAGTCGTCGGAGTCGTCGCCCTCTTCGAGGTCGTCCTTCGGCTTGTCGAACCGGATCTGCGGCACGCCGGGCGTGGTGTTCCGCTTGATCAACGTGGCCGCCGCCGGGAACTCCCGCTCCAGCAGGTCGTAGTTGACTGAGGTGCGCAGCCCGTTCTCCCGCAGCACGATCCGCCCGTCTCCGAGACTCCGGATGACCAGCGGCAGCTCGTTGGCGGTGATGAAGTCGATCAGGGCCTGACGCTCCGCTCCCGCCCGATCCTTCTGGTCGGCGGCATCGCGGCGCAGCTCCAGCAAGACCCGAGTCTGAAGGCTCACGTCCTCCCAGCTCAGCTCGCCGTAGCGCTCCTGGAGCAGACGTGCCCAGTGATCGGCACCGGTGGCCTTCTCCTCGGACCACTCCTTCGCCGCCTTACCACCGAACACCGCCTCCAGCCGGAGCTGATAGGGCTTCTCGGGCTTGGTGACCGTGACCACGGCCTGATAGGCGTGCGGATAGACCCGCTTGAGGGTGGCCTTGTCCACGGTCCTGCGGACCGCAGCGCGCGGATAGGTCCGTGTCACCCGGTACGGCTGGAGCTTGCTGCCCTCCCGGACCATGACCCTCTCGGGGATGACTTCGCGGCTCACGAGGTGGCCGGAAACCTCCTTGGCCTTGCTCTCGATGTAGGCCACTCCGCCCTCTCGGCGCGCGATGGCGTGGGCCATCTCCAGGGCCTGGACGGTGACAGGGTCGTTCGGGCGTGTGAATGCCATGTGATTCTCCTGGCTAGGTTGGCTGGTGACCGAACCATAGCCCACCCCTCCACAGGCCGTCTACCGACTGTGCTCGCCGGGGGTGCCCTCCCGAGTCGTGCCCCCGAACACCCCCGTAAGGGGGTTCGGGTAGAGGCAGATGCTGCCGAGGAGACCGGTGGCGTCTCTCGCGCACGCCCGCGCGCACGCGCGTGTCAGAGACTGTCTTTGAGACGAAGGTCTTCGTCAATGACTACGCTTCACCCTCCGGGAAGCGAGCCCGAGGGTGAGCTTAGCCCATAGACAAAAACTTAGGCTAGCCCAAGTTTCGCGGTCAACGTAATTACATTGACGACGACATATTGCAATACATGCATATGTCGACCGGCCCCGGACACGAGGAAGCCCCCGCCGGGTCTCACCGCACGGGGGCTTCGTCGTATCGCCTTCACCTGTACCACCAAGGAGGCAGCTCCGATCATATCAGGGCAGGCCGTGACATGCAACGTGACCCGTGCATTTACAAAGCACGGTTCACGTTATAAGGTTGACACCGCCACCAACTCACCAAGGAGAGCAAGTGAATACCGCTTACGAGCTGCCGACCCCGCAGCGGCCCGGCGTCGTGCGCCGCGCCTATCGGCTCTGCCCGCCCTTCGAGAACCACGACGGCGAGCACCGCTACGTCGTGGTCTCCAACAACTTCCGGGAGGTCCTGGCCTTCCCGGGGCGGCTGCGCCGCAACGTCCTCGGCCGCCCGATCGTGCGCGTGGAGGAATTCCGCGAGCTGTCCTCGCTCTCGGGCACCCACCGCATCCGGGGCCTGCTGACGCAGATGGGCTATCCGGCCGTGGCCGACCTCACCGGCCGCGTGACCGTCCTCGGACCGAACGACGAAGGACCGGAGGACCGGCTGTGAACCCCGAACCCCGCTTCACCGCGAAGGCCGCGACGAAGATCAACCCGATCACCGCGCGGGAGCTGTCCGGCTCCAACATCGGCCTGGTCATCAGCTTCGACTGGACGCTCCCGACCGGTAAGACCTCCGCCCGGATCACCGGTGAGCTGCGCCAGATATATCACACGGCGGGGGAAACCGTGCTCCACCTCTGCTCCCACATGATGGATTCGGCCGGGGAGATGGACGAATTCGTCCTGCTCGGCACGCTGGAGATCACCCTGGAGGACCTGTGACCACGAGCGAAGACCCGATGGTGCTGCACCCGCCGCACTACGGCTCGGCCCGCTTCGGCGTCGAATGCATCGCCTTCACCCAGCTGATGATGTTCAACCCGGGCAACGCCTTCAAGTACGTCTGGCGCTGCGAGGACAAGAACAACTCCGTCCAGGACCTGGAGAAGGCTCGCACCTACTGGGGCTGGGCCTGGGAGAGCGGCGAGGCCATCTGCCCCGTCTACAACCGGCCCAAGCTGGAGCAGCTGTACTGGCGGCACCTCGCGCCGAAGCTGGAGACGGACTGGATGGCGCGGGTGCTCGGCGACATCATCTTCGAGGAATGGCAGGCCGTGGGCGGCGGCATTGACGACCGGCACGAGTTCTTCGTGCTGAACGGAGGACGGCCGTGACGCGCACGTGGGTCGGGGCCAAGGACGATCGCTGGATCATGATCTGCGATCAGATCGGCTGCGTCACCCGCTCCGAGCCGTTCCCGCCGGGCGTCCAGCCTCCCCTGGAGATCTTCGCCGAGCGGGGCTGGTTCATCGCCCGCAAGTTCGGCGACGTCTGCCCGGCGTGCCTGGCTGCGGGCGTGGTGCCGACGGTGGAGCGCTGGACTCCCCGCGCCGAGAGGGAGGGACTGTGACCGCGACCATCGCCCTGCCGCCCCGGCCGGTGCCCGACGATTCGGTCTGGCACTCCACCTTCGCCGCCTGGTTCCACACCGGAGCCAACGCCCGGGAGCGTGCGGGCACGCTCCCGGCCGGGCTGGACGTGGCGATCGACATCGAGACTCCCTCGGTCACCGATTCGTTCTCGATCAAGTGCGTCACCGCCGCCTGGGTGGAGTCCGGCGCGACGCAGGCGGTGCTCCTGGACCCCCTGCGCAACCCGGCCGACGCCGAGGCGGTGCGCACCATCACCGCCCGCGCGGGCTGGCTGATCCTGCACAACTCCCCGTTCGACACGCCCGGTCTCGTCGCGGCCGGGCTGCTGGAGCTGCGCGACATCGCCAAGATCATGGACACGCTGGTCCTGGCCCGCTCGGCGTGGCCGGACACCCTGGCGCGCAAGAGCCTGGAGGCGCTGGCCGATCGGCTGCTCGGCATCAAGGACCTGGGCGAAACGCTCAAGCTGGCGCAGAAAGCCTCGGGACTCACCAGCAACGAGAAGTGGTTCCGTGACGGCGACATCCACATGCCCATCTACCGGGCCGGAGCCATCGCCGACACCGTGGTCACGCTCCGGCTGGCGCACCCTCTGTTCGAGGCCGCCACTTCCCGCCAGCTGGATCACCCGTTCAGCAAGTACGGCTGCACCGACAGGTCCGACGCTGCGGCGCTGGTGCTGCGGGCGCAGGAGGCCAACCGGGTGATGCTGCGGCAGGCGGCGCGCGGCTACGACGTCGACCTGGATTATCTCGACGCCTACGTGGACAAGGTGGAGGCGCAGCGCGAGCAGGCCAAGCTCACCCTGGCCGAGGCCGGGCTGCGGCCGGGCGTGGGGATGGACGTGGTGAAGTACCTCGACTCGGCCGGGCACCTGCCTCCGGGCTGGCCCAAGACCGACAAGGGCAACTTCAAGACCGACAAGGAGACGATGGAGGACTTCCTGCCGGAGCACCCGCTGGCGGACGCGCACCGGGTGATCTCCGACACCAAGAAGATCCTCGGCTACATGGAGAAGGCGGCGGCCCGCTCGCGCATCACCGGCCGCCTCCACCCGCAGTTCCAGATCCTCGGCGCGTCGGCGACCGGCCGCATGTCGGTCTCCGAGCCCGAACTCCAGCAGTTCTCCGAGGAAGCCCGGCCGATCATCCTGCCCCGCTCCCAGGGGATGCACTCCGTCGACTGGTCCTCGATCGAACCCGCGCTGCTGGGCTGGATGGCCCAGGACTGGGAGTTCATCACGCCCTTCGAACTCGGCGCGGACATCTACGAGCCGGTCCAGGTCTCCGCCGGATGCCCCCGCAAGACGGCGAAGGTGGTGGTGTTGGCGGGCATGTACGGCCAGGGCCGGGCGAAGCTGGCGCGCAGCCTCGCGACCACGATGGACGCCGCCACCCAGCTCCAGCGCCAGATGCGGACGGCGATGCCCAAGGCCAGCCGGTTCATGGGGCAGGTGAAGCAGGTCGGCGACGACTACGGACTCACCATCACCGCCGCCGGGCGTGTCCTCACCATCCCGCGCTTCAATGGAGTTCCGGCCGGATACAAGGCCGTCAACTACATGTTCCAGGGGTCGTGCGCGGACCTGATCTACGACACGATTATCGCCGCCGAGGCGCAGGGCCTGGGCGACGCGATCATGCTGCCGATGCACGACGAGATCGTCTGTGACTCGGAGGCCGCCGACGACATCCAGCGGCTGATGAGCACCCCTCCGGAGTACCTGTTGCGGTGGACGGAAGGGCGCGCCCCGGTGATCCGGACCGACGCCCAGGGTCCGTTCCCGCACTGGGTGAAGTGTTGAGAAAGGGAAGGTCATGAGGGGAAAGGCGAAGGCCGTGCTCACGTCCGGCCAGGTTCGGCAGCTGTATCAGCTCTACGAGGAAGGAGCCGAGGCGAAGGTGCTCGCCGAGCACTTCGGCACCACGCTGGCCAACGTCACCCGCATCGTGCGGGGCCAGATTTGGGCGGAGGTCACCGGCGGACGCAACATCTCCCGTCACGACTCGAAGGTCACCTTCCGCAAGGCGTACATCCAGGCCCGCTGGGATCAGGGCTGCCGCAGCCAGGCCGTCCTCGCCGACGAACTCGGCATCTCCCGCCAGGCCGTCAACCGGTTCATGATCCGGCACTCGCTGGGTCACCACGCGAAGCAGCAGAAAGCAGAGGTCGCCTGATGCTGGGTGGCGTTACCCCGATCACCACGGTCCTGGGCGCGGCTCCGGACCCCACCGCCGACACCGCCACGCTCAAGTCCTTCGCACGGGCGGCGGCGGGTGTGGGTCTCCACCTGCTGCTGATCGAGCCCGGCGGGAAGAAGCCCGTCGACATGCGCTCGCCGGTTCAGCGCCGGACCGAGGACGGCGCGGCCAAGGATGCCGCCCGCGCGGAGGGCCGGGCCAACTGGGACAAGGCGAAGTCGCTGGGCGGGGTGTACCTGGCCACGAACGACACCAAGCTGCTGGACCGCTACATCGAGCGCTACCGCAAGACCTACGGTGACGACGTCGCGGTGAACTTCGGCATCGCCGTCGGCCCGAGCAAGCTGATCGTGGTGGACTGCGATACGCAGGCGCAGGTGGATGCGTTCCTGTCCGACTTCGGCGCGGACCCGAACACCTCGCCCACGGTCCGTTCCCCCGGCCAGCGCGACGAGGCGGGCAACTGGGCGCACAGCAATGGCGGGCACTTCTACTTCACCGTGGACTCGATCCAGCCCGAGACCTCCGGGTCGCTCACCGGCCCCGGCGGGTACGCGGTCCTGTGGGCCAACCGGTACGTGCTGATCCCTCCGAGCGTCCGGGCCGAGGGTGCCTACACGCTCGTGGGCCAGGACTTCCCGGCCCCGGAGCGGCTGATCACCGCAGTCCACAATGCCGCCTTCGCCAAGCTCCAGGCCCGCGCCAGCGCCGAGGTGAACGCGGACGTGGCGACGGCGGTGGACACCTGGGCCGAGGGAGTGACCTGGGCGGAGATCCTGGCCCCGGCGGGCTGGACGCTGCACGCGCGGCAGGACAACTGCGGCTGTGACATCTGGACCGCTCCGGGTGACCATGCGTCCCCGAAGTCGGCAACCGCACACGATACCGCATGTTCGCTGGGCCGCTATACGACTGAAAACGCTCCCCTTCACATCTGGACCGACAACCCCGGCCCGGAGCTGGAGGCGTGGATCGCCGAGCGCGGGACCAAGACCCTGTCCCGGCTCCAGGCCGTCGCGGCGCTGGAGTACGGCGGCAAGGTCGGCGACGCGATGCGGGACCTGAGCGTGATGCCGGACGAATCCGGCGCGCTGGGGTTCGGCAAGGATCTGGCGCACGAGATCGGCGCTCCGAGCACGAACCTGGACCAGCCGCTGGAGTTCGACCCGCAGATCCAGACAGCCGGAGCCGGAACGATCGGACTCGGCCCGTTGGAACCGGAAGAGGTTGACGAATCCATTCGTGAGAACGTCAACCCCCCCGGCGATTTGTTCGCGATAGCTGGACATTTGCCGACGGAGGAGGAAACTACCGAAGCAGCGGCTCCGGCCGCCGCCGAGGAAGAACAGCTGACCGGGGTGCCGAATATCATGCCGTTCTCACACTGGCGGGAATTCCCCGCGCCGGAGTTCGTCATCGACGGACTCTTGGAGCACCGCGCCCTCACGGCAGTGATCGGAGCACCCGGCGTCGGCAAGTCAGGGGCGGTGTTGGACATGGCCGCCTCGATTGCTCTGGGGAAGCGCTGGATGGGCCGGAGCGTGCTCCGCCAGCGCGTGCTCTACCTCCCCGGCGAGGGGTTGTCCGGCGCGGTCCAGCGGCTGCTGGCCTGGGAATCCGCGCACGACCTGGACGTGGGCGAGGACCTGCTGGTCGGCGACTCGATCATCCAGGTCGCCGCCAGCCCGCAGGCGTGGGGCGCGGTGATCCAGAAGATGCTGGAGTTCAACGTAGGCCTGACGATCATCGACACCTTTGCCCGCGCCAGCGTGGGGCTGGAGGAGAACTCCGCCACCGACGTCGGCAAGGCCATCGCCCGCTTCGACCAGGTCCGCAAGGCCACCGGCTCGGGGCTGATGGTGGTGCATCACACGAACAAGGCCGGAGCCTCCGGGCGCGGCTCGTCGGCGCTCAACGGCGCACTCGACACCGAGCTGATGATCGAGGACGGGGACTGGTGGGACAACGCCGAGGGTCCGTGCCCCGGCCGCCCGCTGAGCCTGCGGGTGACCAAGCAGAAGAACGCCGCCGCGCCGGAGAACCCGATCCAGATGCTGGCGACGCCCTTCGGCAATAGCTTCATCATGACCGGCCCGTCGGGGCTGGTGGACGATCCGCTGGACGCGGTCGCGGCACCGCGCGCCATCATCCCCGAGACCGTGGTGAGCGTGGCGATCCGCTGCCAGGAGTTCGCCTCGCGGTTCCGGGGCCAGGGCATCACGCGCGGTGAGCTGGCCTATGGGGTGCCGATGGACGACTACACCAATCAGCGCCGGGACGCGAAGACCGCGTGGAAGCTGAAGGTGGCCGAGGCCATCGACCTCGGGATTCGCTACAACCTGCTGGAGACGTTCACCGGCCAGGCCACCGGCGCGCGCTACATCGACGGCCCGTGTTCGCCGGATGCGGCCCGGGAGCGCTGGGCCAAGGAAGCGCTGGCGGATTAGCCACCGGAACTGGCCGTTTGTAAACGGGTTGCACAAAGCACGGAACACGTGTTAGGTTGGATGGCGTTGGACGGGCCGGACTCCCCGGCCCGCCCGGCGCGTCAACCCCACCTCCACCACGAGAGGCAGCAACCCCTATGCAGGGATTCATCGACGGCGCGACCCTGGAGCTGAAGGCTCCGGCGGACACGCCGATCATCAAGGCCATCGTCAGCCCGCAGACCGCTGAACGCTGGCTGGCCACGCAGGTCATCAACCGCAACATCCAGCGGGTCTCCATGCTCACCTATCGGGCGGACATGGTGGCCGGGCGCTGGGTCTACACCGCCGACCCGATCCGCTTCGACGCCGACGGCCACCTCATCGACGGCCAGAACAGGCTCGAAGCTCTGCGCGGCATCACCACCCGCAACTTCATGATTCCGTTCGCGGTCGCCCGGGGGCTGGACCCGGAGAGCCAGATGTTCATGGACCAGGGCGCGCGGCGTACCGCCGGGCAGCAGCTGGGTCTCAAGGGCATCGCCTCCGGCTCGGCCATCGCGGCGGGCATCAAGCTCGCCATGGTCTGGGAGCGCGGTCAGCTGTTCTCCGATCGCTGGGGCGCGGCCAACCCGGTCACCCACTCCGAGGTGATCGAGTGGGCGCAGGCCAACCCCGAGATCGTCACCGCCTGCCAGCGGCTCCTGACCCGGCTCCGCCAGATCGGGCTGCGCCCCAGCTCCGGGCTGGCGTTCGTGGTGCGGCTGGCCCCGACGCTGGCCGAGGAGCTGGAGCTGTTCATCAACGAGATGCACACCCTGGCCAACCTCCCGGCCGGGAGCCCGACGCTGGCGTTCGCCAAGCGGCTGGCCCGCACCCGCGCCGAGGCCAATCTCCACCTGTCCGACGTCGACCAGCTGGGATTCCTGATCCGGACGTGGAACGCCTGGGTCAACGGCTCCACCCGGCTCAAGCTCCAGCTCCCCTCGGGCGGCTGGAACCCCGAGAACTTCCCCACCGTGGAGGGTCTGTGATGTACAAGCGCCGCAGCTACTACACCGAGGAATTCGCCATCCCGATCGCCGAGGGCCGCAACGCCCTGGACGTCCTGATGGCCCCGGTGCTCGCGGTCAAGGAACTCTGCGATCGCCATTCGCTGAATCCGGAGGATCTGGAGACGGCGCACTGGAGCGTGGAGAGCTGGCCGGAATCCAGCGATCCCGAGCACCTGGTCGTCCGGATTCAGTGGGAGAAGCCCATCTTCCGGGATGGATAGACAACGCACGTAACCCGTGCTAGAGTGGGGGAGTCTCACCGCTCCCCCACTCCCCCGCCACCGAGGAGATTCCCATGACCCCCACCGACGGCCCCCGGTATGTCCCGGGCGTGCCCGAGATCATCGTTCCGCTGGATCTGGAACGGATGCCGATCACTCCCGCCCGATTCGCTGTGAACGATCTCATCGCCGACCGCGCTCAGATCACGTTCGAAGTGATCGACGGAGCCCCGGTCTTCCTGCGCATCGAGCTGTACGGGCGGATTCCGCTCAAGACCGGAGGGCCCAGCAAGCGCCCTCAGTCCGACGGGTACTGGTCCTTCGACCGCGACATGCCCGAGGCCATCCAGTCCGTGGTCGCCTTCGCCACCGATCACGTGAGGGAGATGCTGAAGTGACCACGCCCCGCGAACTGCGCCCCTACCAGCGCGAGGCCGTTGACGCGGTCCTGCGCCAGTGGGGCAACGAAACCCGGCGCACCGCCGTGGTGCTGCCCACGGGCACCGGCAAGTCCACCGTCATCGCCAAGCTGGCCGTCACCGCTGGGGAGATGGGCCTGCGGGTGGCCATGCTCGCCCACCGGGGCGAGCTGCTGGACCAGATGGCCGCGACTGTCGGCGCGGTGGACCCTTACGCTCCGCCGGTCGGCATCTGCCGCGCCGAGCAGGACGCCCCGCACCACCAGATCGTCGCCGCCAGTTTCCAGACCCTGGCCAACTCCGACCGCCACGCCGCTCTCGGTCGCCGGGACGTGCTGTTGGTGGACGAGACCCACCACGTCACCGCCGACAGCTACCGGCGCGTGGTGGAGGACTTCGGCCCGAACGCCTTCATGTGTGGCTTCACCGCCACCCTCCGCCGGGAGGACGGCAAGGCCCTGCGGGAGCTGATCCACTCCATTGCCTTCGAGCGCAACCTGCGCTGGGCGCTGGGGGAGGGCCACCTGGTCCGGCCCAAGGGCATCACCGTCAAGATCCCCGACCTGGACCTGGGCAAGGTCAAGACCACCGCCGGAGACTTCCAGAACCGCGACCTCGCCGAGGTCATGGAGGCGGAGACTCCGGAAATCGTGAAGGCGGTGCTCAAGCACACCTCCGACCGCCGCCCGATCATCTTCGCCGCCTCGGTGATGGCGGCGCACGACATCGCCGCGATGCTCGTGGACCACGGGATGCAGGCCGAGGCGGTGACCGGCGAGATGGGCTACGACCTGCGCCAGGGCATCTACCGCCGCTACCGCGACGGTTCGACGCAGGCCCTGGTGACGGTGATGGTGCTGACCGAGGGCGCGGACTTCCCGATGTGCGACGCCGTGGTGATCGCACGGCCCACCCAGAGCCAGAACCTCTACAGCCAGATGGTCGGCCGTGCGCTGCGGCTCTACCCCGGCAAGCAGGACGCGCTGGTGGTGGACCTGGTCGGCACCTCCCGCGTGCTCAAGCTGGTCACGGTGTCCAACCTGGACGCCGGAGTCACACCGAAGGTGGTCGACCCGGACGGCAATGATCTGCCGCCCGACGAAGACGACGAGGTGGACGGCGGGCTGATCGCGCCGACCGCGCGCCAGCGCCGCATGGGTCCGATCGAGACCATCGGCATCGACCTGCTCGGCCCGGACGAGACCAACGTGCTCTGGCTGACCACGGTGAAGGGCGTGCCCTTCGTCGCGCCGCAGGAGAGCGACTTCGCCTGGTTCCTGTGGGAGGTCGGATACGACGAGAACGAGCCGCTGTACCGGGTCGGCCGGATGCCGATCAAGGGTCGCGAGGGCGGAGGCTGGCTGACCGACGACCCGCTGCCGCTCACGCTGGCCGTCGCCTTCACCGAGGACGACATCATGTCCTCCGGCTACGGGATGCCGGTGCGCTCGGCCAGCTGGCGCAAGTACCAGCCGCCCTCGGAGGCGCAGCTCCGCTACGCCCGGGGCCTGGGCATCATCAACCCCGAGGACATGACCAAGGCGCGCCTGAGCGACGAGATCAACATCGCCCTGGTGAGCCGCCGTCTGGACGGGAGCCGGTGATGAAGGGCCACACCATGAGCAACGGGGCCGTGGTCCTGGAGACGGGGAAGTGCACGTGCGCCTACCCGGACTGTGGGGGCTACTCCATGCACGAACCTCACTGTGGCCTGGAACTTGTGGGCTGGCTGCCGGGCGAGGCGTCGCACAACCTGCCCGGCACCTTCGATGACGAGCCCACCCTGCTCCCCGCCATGCTCTGGGACTTTGGGGGTTCGTTGTGAAGCTCGCAGCCCTGTACGACAAGCTCGGCCCCTACATCTGCCGTCGCTCCGGCCACCGCTGGATCGACACGAGGGTCCGCGACCCGCACACCGGCGAAGCGATCACCGTGGGGCGCATCTGCCCCCGGTGCCGCCGGGCCAACGTGCTCGATCCCCGGAACATGGAGGTGAACTGACGATGATGAAGCGCGAGACCCTGGAGGACTGGCGGCGGGTGGTGAGCAAGTTCGACCGCTACACCACCGTGGAGCCCCAGCGCCAGCTCATCGACTCCCACCTGGAGGCCCTGGATGAGATCGACCGGCTCAACCGTGAGCTGGCCAAGGCGGAGGAGTCCCCCATGCACCCGCTGGACTATGAGGGTGAGGACTTCGTATGAGCGCGGACACCCCCGAGGGCCGGGCGGCCGAGGAAGAGGCGGCCCTAGTTGCGATCGAAGGCGTGCTCAGTGAGTACCTGCCGAACATGTTCGCCCACCACCTCCGGGAGGCGGCGCAGGAGGTGCTGGCGGCCCTGCCGCCGAGCTGCGACTTCGATTGCGACGCCTGCCGTGAGTGACGAGCACCCCGCCTACACCGCCGACCCGGCCCTCGCGTGCTCCGCGACGGCGTGGGGCGGCAACCATACCTGCCAGTGCGTCTACCGCAAGGCCGTGTGCGATGGCCTGGACCATCTGTGCATGTGCGGCAGCGAATGGCGGACCGCCACCGGGGCCTACACCCGGTGCCACTGCAACCACGAGAGGAAGACCATGGCCACACCGGTAGGCATCAGCATCTCCGCCCACCAGGGCGAATTCAACGTCAGCGTCACCATCAGCGCCGACGCCTCCATCACCCCGAGCAGCGTGCTCGCGGTTCAGCTCCAGCGCGCCGCCAAGGCGATGGCGGTGCTGATCACCCCGGCCGAAGAGTCCGGCCACCTGGAGGGTTACGAAGGCCCGGACTTCTGATGCCCACAGCCATCGGCATCGGCGGGGAGGTGGCGCATCAGTCCAAGACCGCCGCCTACCCGCTGCCGCCGCCGCTGCCGGGCCGGGCCTTCGAGCCGCAGTTCAACGGCAATGGCCAGTACCGGCTCCCGGACCCCGTCACCGGCAAGATGACCAGCTACACCCGCGCCTCGACCGTCGCGAAGACGCTGGAAGACACCTGGATGCTGGACGCCTGGGCCAAGCGCATGATGCTGCTGGGCCTGCTGGACACGCCGGGGCTGCTGGAGCAGATCGGGCTCAAGATCGAGTCCGCGATGAACCGCAAGGGCTGGGAATGGGGGGACTTCCCGAACACCCACCTGGCCCGGGAACTGCGCACGCCGCTCAACGATTTGACCGAGGAAGCGCAGTTTGCCGCCGGGTCAAAGGCGGCGGCAGAGTTCGGCACCGCGACGCACGCCTGGTGCGAATGGGTGGATCACGGGATGGGCAGCGTCTGGGACGTGCCGGAGATGTTCCGCCCGTGGGTCTATCACCACCGCCGGGCGCTCGCCGCCTACGGCCTGACCGCCGACCCGTTCTGGACCGAGCGCATCGTGCTCAACACCCAGTACGGGATCGCCGGGACGCTGGACCGGCTGTTCTGGAACCACGAGGGCCTGCTGTTCCTCGGGGACATCAAGACCTCCCGGGGCATGGACTACTCCTGGCTCTACTTCGCCATCCAGCTCGCCATCTACCACGGTGCCAGCCACATGCTCAGTCTGGACGGCACCGCCTGGGAGCCGATGCCCGCGCTGGACGCGGGTACCGCGCTCGTGATGCACCTGCCCCGGGAGGACCCGGAGGCCGCGAAGGTGGTCCCGATCGACATGCGCTTCGGCGCGGAGGCCCTGCATACGGCGATGGTCGTGCGCCGCCTCCGCTCCGGCGCGGAGAAACGCGCGGGAACCGTGTTTTGTGGGTTAGACTCCTTCACAACAGAGCACCGCCGGTGGTACGCCGCCCGTTTCGCTCTGGAGACTTCCCGGACCGAGGCCGAAATGGCTGCGGTCTGGGAGCAGTACAGCGACATCTGGACAGATGAGCTGACTGAAATCGGCCGCAGGTCCCTGCGGTCAGCCAACGCCAACGCCCCCGCTTGAAAGGGACAACCATGACCAACCCGTTCGCCGCTGCCGCCACCACTACGGCCCCCGCCGCCCCGGCGGAGACCGCACCGGCCGCTCCGGCTGCTGCTCCGGCAGCGTCCACCGCCGTCGCCGACGCCCCCAAGAACCTCGGCATGGGCGACCCGTTCGCCGCGCCGCAGGGGATCGGAGACGGTGAGCGCATCACCGACTTCGTGGACCGTCTGCTGCTGGTCAAGCCCACCGAGTACATCAAGGAGATGAACACCAAGCAGGGCAAGACCGACGCCGTGCGGGTGGACATGGCCGTACTCGATGACCCGGCCGAGCCCGGCAAGATCGTCGTCGGTGTGCTGCTGTTCCAGCAGGCCCTGCGCCGGGAGGCGAAGGCCATCCTCGATGGCCCGCTGCCGTACCTGCTGGGCCGTCTCAACTGCGGCAAGACCGGCGGTGGCAACACGCTCTACACCTTCGAGGAAGCCAACGAGGCGGAGGTCAACATCGCCCGCCAGTTCCTCGCCGCCCGGCCGAACGCTCTGTGACCCTGGTCAACCTGATCGGCTCCGCCGCCCTCGTGGGAGCGGCGGCGGGGTCGGCGTTCGGGCATCTGGTGCTCGCCGGGCTGCGGCTCCGGCGGAGGATGAAGACGGGCCTGGTCTCAGCCCTTACCGAATGAGACTCGGACGGCCCCGCCGCCATAGGGGCCGTCCACCAGGATCTGTAGCTCAGTTGGTAGAGCGCTCGGTTGAAGCCCGAGAGGTCTCCGGTTCGAATCCGGCCAGATCCACTGATGACGCGCCCCCGAGCGCCCCGAGTCCTCAAAGTGGTGGCTCACTTGGAAGACGGGCGCGAGCCACCCCGGTGTTGGCGCGTCATCCCCTACACGAGAGGACCACATGAGCGGCGAGACCCCGGAGTTCTACGTCGGGCAGGTGCTGACCGAGCACGCGGACATCGACCGGCTACCCGTCGGTTCGATCATCGTCTGGGGTGATCCGGGCGACGAGGAGGTTGCCGTGGTGAACCAGTGGGAGGACGACGGGGAGCGCCAGCTGAACAACACCGCCATCTACTACGCCAGCCAGTCCTACGTGGTGACCCTCCCCTGCACGATCGTCCGGCTGGGCGAGGTGACCCAGTGATCATCGCCATCGACCCCAGCCTCGCCTCGACGGGGCTGGCGGTGCTCGGCCCCTCCGAGGTCCAGCCGTACTGGGCGGTGCGCACCATCCGCAGCACCCCGCCGGTGGCTCCGCCGAATCCGGCGCTGGCCCAGGTCCGGCGCATGGAGAAGATCGTGGCCCAGCTGCGCAGCGCCATCCAGGAGCTCGCCTACCGGCCGACCTACTTCGTCATCGAAGGCCCGGCGTTCTCCAAGAACAACGGCATGGCCCACGAACGCGCCGGGCTGTGGTGGATGATCTACCAGATGGCCGCCGGACACGGCGGGCCGGTACTGGTGGTGAAGCCGAACCTGCGCGCCAAGTACGCCACCGGCAACGGCCAGGCGGGCAAGGACGAGGTGCTGCTGGCGGCCAGCCGCCGCTATCCCGGAGTCCCGATGACCAACAACAACGAGGCCGACGCCGTGGTGCTCGCCGCCATGGGAGCGCGCATCCTCGGCCGTCCCGTGGACCAGCTGCCCAAGACACACCTGGAAGCCATGAAGACCTTGGGATAGTCGTGTAGGGTGTCCCTCGAACGTCGATCTCGTGCTGTGACCCTGAGAAACCCCCGGACCTGTGCCCGGGGGTTTCTTGGTGTTGGTCAGCGGTCGCGGGGCTCCGCGCCGAGCCCGAGCTTCGTCAGCAGGGCGTTGACCTCCGGGATGGCCATGACCTTCGTGAAGGCTCCGGCCACCAGCAGGGCGGTGCCCGCAGCGGCGTAGTTGCGATCGGCTCCGCTCATCACGATGACGATCGGGGCCGCCGCCGCCAGCCCGAGAGCGGTCTGGATGCCGGTGCGCACCGTGGCCCGCCAGGAGTGGCGGACCTGGGTGGGCGGCGGAGTCACCGGGGTCGTCATGCCTTGCCCCCGGCGGCCAGAGCCTCGATGGCCTTGGTGAGCTTGTCCAGCTTGGCGTGAGCCTCGGCCAGCGAATCGACCACGGTCTTGCCGCCGAGCTGCGGCCAGCCGGGGAACTTCGCCGGGATGCCCTTGCGGGTGTCGATACCGCCGAGCTGATCCAGGATCAGATCGGCGTGGTAGCTGGCGTACTTGAGCACGTCGGCGACGGAGACCTTGTTGCCGTAGGCGTCGGTGATCTGGTCGGACAGCTGCATTTCGTTATCTCCTTCGGGGGCTGCGGTTCCGGCGTACTCCGCCAGGTAGCGCGCGAATATGTCTCCGGGGAATCCCGGGCCGCAGTCGGTGTGGCTGCCCCAGCCGATCACGTCGGTGACGTACTGGTGGTCGGACACACCCTGGTTCGACTGGGTGTAGTGCCCGCCGGAGCCCAGCCACGCCGGGCTGAATCCGTACTTGCGGGCGTCCTGGACCGCGATCCACGCGGCAATCCGGAGGTCGTTGTCCCGCGCCAGCCACTGCGCCCGGCTCCACCCCGCGCGGCTCCCGGCGAAGCAGAGATTGATCGAGTAGCCGTTGGCGTCGCCTACCGACCAGCTGGCCATGTCGGTGTTTACGACGTCAACCAGGACCCCGTCTCGGAGCGTGTAGTGGTAGCTGGCGTCATGTGACGGATCGTTGAGGTACCCGGCGAGGGATTCGGCGGTGCCGTCGCCTTCCTGGGTGTGGAGGAAGAAGTACCGAGGGCGCGCGCCGCCGCGCCCGTTGCACGAATTCCCCATGCGGTCGATCTCGGTGTAGTGCGGGGCTGTGGCCATAGGGCCAGGCTACGGTGGGATAACGCACGGGTCTATGCTAACGCACGTGTTCCGTGTTATGGTGGTCTTCCATCACCACCAGGGGAAGGAACACCATGACCAAGACCGCAGCCCTCGCTGCCGTCCGCGCGGCCGTCGTCGGCCTGATGGACGCGCAGGGAGGCACCATCGACCACTTCCGCGCCGCCAACGCCGCGCTGGCCATCGCGCAGCTCAACGCGGCCAGCGCCGGAGCCTCCAGCGCCGAGATATCCGCCGCCAGCGAGTGGAACGGAATCCCGGTATGAACGGCAACATCTACGACCAGATCGCGCTGGCCCTGCACGAGCAGCTGGTTCAGGCGGACGGGCCGGTACTGGACGATCACGAATCCGGGCTCGTCGCCAACGGCGTGGAGCACTGCATCGACGCCCTGGTGACTCTGTTCACCGCGCGGGATCAGCTCTGGGCCGTGCTCGGCGGCGTGCCGGAGTTCGACGCTGGCCGCTTCGTGCGCCTGGCGCGGGAGGGAGGGGAGCTGTGAGCGTTACCCAGGCCGACGCCGAGGTTCTGCGGGCGATGGGCTTCCGGGCCGAGAGCACCCTGCTGGACGGCCCCCGGGTCGTGTTGGACTGCGACGACGTATACATCACCCTCGTCCCCGGTCCGGAGCGCGAGATCCACTGGGCCGTCTGGGCTCAGGGCTCCGGCCAGTTCCACGCCGGAGGCCAGCACGCCAACCCCGTCACCGCCGCGCACGAAGCGCTGGCGTGGATCCAGGACGAGTGGCGCTAGACGCCAAGATCGGGAAGGGGTTGTAAAGGCACGGTTCCCGTGTTAAGCTGGTCTCACCACCAAGGAAGGAAGACCACCATGACCAGCAACAACCCCTTCGCCGCTCGAATCCGCCAAGCCGCCCAGGAGGGCTACGTGAACAGCCCCCGCCGCGACTGGAAGGCGGAGTACGCCCAGCGCGAGACCCGTCAGGAGCGCGCCGCCTACCAGGCGAAGATGGAGCGTGACCCGTTCTTCGCCGCTCCGAGCACCCTGGCCACCGACAAGCAGCGCGCCCTGATCGAGAGCCTGCTGAGCGAGCGGGACCTGGCCGCCGAGACCCGGCCCGCGTGGCGTGCCCGGGTGGCGAAACTGGCCGCCGACCACCGCGAGGTCGCCGAGCTGACCCGCGAGAAGGCGTCCAACCTGATCACCTATCTGTTCGGGCTGCCGGTCTACAAGGCCAGCACCCCGGCTCCGGCCCAGACCGACTTCCCCGAGGTCACGGCCGGGCACTACGCCCTCATCCGCAACGATGAGATCTGCTTCGTCCGGGTGGATCGTCCCACCGAGGGCAAGTGGGCGGGGAAGGTGTTCGTCGCCCTTCAGCACGGCGACGACTACACCAACATGAGCCGCCAGGCAGGGCTCACCATGCTTGGCTCGATCGTGGAGCAGGGTGTTCTGGAATGCTCCACCCGATACGGCCGGGAGCTGGGCAAGTGCGGGGTCTGCCACCGGACCCTGACCAACGCCGAGTCTCGCGCCGCCGGAATCGGCCCGGTCTGCCGGGAGAAGTCCGGCTGGTGACTTCGGTCACAATTGACAACTGAATCACAGACCTCCGGTCCAACCAGGACCGGAGGTCAAACCTATGTGAGAGATGGAAGGGAGATGAACATGCTGAAGTTCCTGGGCCGCAAGGAAGTCGCGGAGCGGTTGGGGGTCAAGACGGACTCCATCAACGGCTACGACCTCCCCGAGCCCGATGCCGCAATCGGCACACACCGTGGCTGGCTGCCGGAGACGATTGACGCATGGCGCATCACCCGTCCCGGCCGGGGAAATTGGGGCAAGGTGCACAAGTCCCACGACTGATCCGACCGTCAGACAGACTGCCGGGGTGCCTCCTATGGGGTGCCCCGGCAGTCTGCTTTCATGCCTACTTCATCAGATCGTAGGTTCGGACCCAGTCCTGGGCCGGGGAGTAGAACGGGCTCTGGAACACAGGGTAGTTGCCCTCCTGGACGATGAACCAGCGCCGCCGCAGCCGGTCTCCGGCCGGGACCGCCGCCCCGGAATCATCCCAGCTCAGGAACGACGAGCCGTTGACGAACGCGGTGAACACAGACTGCGTCGCCGAGTACATGCGCCGCTCCAGCCGGAGGGTGGCGGTGGGCGACACGGCCGTGGTGGTGGAGGTCCGCAGCACCGACGGGGAGGCGTCGGTGGTGCCGGGGGAGGGGATGGAAGAGGCAGTGCGGGTGAGGATGCCCGAGCCGAAGGTGGATGTGGTGATGCCGAAATAGATCAGCGTGAAGGTCCCGGAGTCCACCTGTCCGACGCCGATGCTGGTCATGTTGTCGGTCGCCGCGTTGCCCACCGGCGCGATCAGCTGCGACTCGACGGCCCAGTTGTCGGTGAGCAGCCGTCCGCCGTTGTAGGCGGTGGACTTGACGTAGGTGGCCCAGGCTCCGGCCCGGCCGTCCCCGTTGGCCGGAGTCTTGAACTGGACTCGGTTGGTGGCGATCTTCATGGTGTTGAAGTCCAGCCGCCAGTCGCTGCCCAGGCTGGTGCTATCGGCGCGGTTCCAGTCCTCCCGGTGGTTCATGATCGCCGGGGGCTGGACGATCATCATCGCCGCTCCAGGATGGCCTCGACCTTGAGCTGCGCGCCCACGGTGGTGTGGGTCATGGTGTTGACGTAGGCCCACACCAGATCGTCGGCGGCCAGCGTGGCACCCGGCGCGGTGAGCGTGGTCCAGCTGGGGCTCGTGGCCGGAGTCTGGTTGGTGCCGGTGATGACGTTGCCGGAGCCGGTGCCGTTGAGCCGCAGATCCACAGACATCGCGCCTCCGCTCCCGGCCACGGCTACCCGGTAGCGCAGCTTCACCAGGTAGCAGTCATAGGGAATCCACAGACCCATGTCCTGCTGGCCCGTCCCGGCGGCGTGCAGGGTGAAGGTCTGATACCACTGGATACCGTCCTGGAGCCCGACCAGTTTCCTGGTACGGACGTCCAGGTTGGACCCGACCGGAATGGCCGTCATCAGGACACCTTGATGACCGTGGCCCGGTGGCTGTTGGTGGCCCAGACCTCATCCGGCTCGATGCTGACGTTGTTGGAGTCCGTCGGCTTCCACGCCACGATCTTCTGGTAGCCGCCGGTCAGCTCCCGCACCACCACTTCGACGTCCGTGGAGCCGAGGCCGTGAGTGATCACGTACGGCCCAGCCGAGCCCGTGCCTACGTTCTGGCTGTAGCTGGCGTCGTTGTCCGAGACTCCGGCCGGGTTGAAGTAGACGAACGCCGCCGTGTCGGTGCCGAGGGTGAAGGTGTCGTTCGTCATCAGCGCGATCTGATCGGCCTTCGTGCCGCGCTTGACGATCCAGTACGACCCCACCACGGCCTCGCCAGCCGAGTCCCAGTTCCCCGGCCGGGTCATCGCCGCGCCGGAGCCGTTGAAGACCCAGGGGCCGTTCTGGCTGCCGGTGGTCTGCCCGGCCAGGAGCACCAGCTGGCCGGAGGTGATGGTCTGGCCGTCGAAGGTGGAAGTACCGGGGGATGCTGTGTTGACGTTGGAGGTCACCGCGACTTCGACGGTGCCCTTGTTCGTCAGGCCGCCGGTCACCGCCGCCAGTTGGGAGTCGACGTAGTTCTTCGTGGCCCCGTCTTGGGCGGAGACCGGGTCGGCGAGGTTGTTGATCAGCTGGGAATTGAAGTTCACCGGGCCGGAGGGCGCGACCATCGAACTCCACGCGATGGCCTGCACCGCCGCCGTGAAGTTGGAGATGGTGCTCGCCAGCTGGGTGCCGGTGTGGTTGGCGCGGTTGCGGTCGGCCGAGGAATTGGAGTCCAGCTGGCCCTTGTTCACGGCGTCGCCGGAGGAGGACCCGTCGGCGACGTTGAGGACCTTGTGGCCGTTCACGTCCAGGTCGTTGGCGAATACCAGGCTCATCGGTGACTCCTCAGAAGATGCGGGCGACCCCGGCCAGGGGAGGACTGACCCAGAGGCGGCAGGTGGTGGGGTTCAGCTGTTCCACGAACACCCCGTCGTACTGGAGGCTCATGTCCGGGGAGTAGACCAGCGCGCCGACGATCGGCTTGCTCAGGTTGTGGACGATCGTCCACGACGAACTGGGTGTGGATTGGGTGTGGTAGTACTCGGCCACCACGCCGGAGCTGCCCGGCGGACCCGGAGGGCCGGGAGGTCCCGGGATGCCGACCGCGACCAGCTCGCATTCGTCATCGCATCCAGCGTTCAACACGCGCCCAGCCTCCCCTCCCACTTCGGTCGCCACATCTCCGGGTCACCGGCGTCGTAGTTCACGTCGATGACGAAGGTGGTCCCGCGCGGAAGCTGCTCGGTCTCCGCCGCTGTCATGTGGAACCGGAGATAGGGGCCGTCCACCGTGCCAGCGACAATCAGCTCGGTACCGGTGCCCCAGCTGAAGCGGATGCGGGTCTCGGTCCCGGCAGGCCAGTTGGCGTCAGCTCCGAGCCGTGTGCGCAGCTTGATCGTGCCGTCCCACACGAAGCCCGGCTGGATACAGAGCGTCACCCGGCCGAGGCACCCATTGAGTGTCACGGTCCCGTTGGTGCATATCTCCGGGCTGGTCATGCCCTCACGCTACCGAGCGTCAGTGCATCCCCAGGGCCGCGAACGCATCGAAGTCGGAGTCGGTGTCGGCCTGCTGGATCTGCTTCTTGACCTCGGCGGCATCGGGTTTGTACAGCTCGTAATAGAACCGCTGGAGGGCGTCACCGCCCTCGTTCACCTTCGCTTCGACCGCCAGCTGCTCCACCACGTCCAGCACGGCGTGCATCGAGGTCAGCGCTGATAGCGGCGAAGGAAGACCGGCGAGGGCGAGCTTCGCACGGACGATGCGCCAGCTGTGGATGGTGGCGCGGGCGAGGCCCACAACTGCCGGAAAGGGCGGGCCGTCCCCACCGTCACCGCTTGGCGGTACAGCTCCATGTAGTGGACGTTGGTGAAGGTGTCGTCGGGGTTGAGCAGTCGGCGCAGGATCAGCGCGAAGTCCTCGGGGTGCATGTGATCGCGGAGGAAGGCGTTGATGGCCAGGATCTGCTGGCCGCCGCTGGCGTCGGCAATCTCGGCCACGCGCTGGAGAGCGACCGGGCCGGGCACCTTGACCCGCCAGAAGTGCTCGCCGTCGTGCACGGTGGTGTAGCCGGTTGGGTCCAGCATCGCCAGATCGCCCGCGAAGTCCGCCAGCGCTGGCGGCGGCTGATAGGGCGACTGGAAGTTGGAGCCGGTGCCCTCCGCGCTCACGCCCGGCCGGGAGACGGTGCGCCGTACGCTGGTGTTCGCCATAACGCCCAGGGTACGTGCTAGATGATCGGGATGGCGTAGAGGTCGAGCCGAGTCGGACCGGTCATCACAGCCAGCTCCGCCTCGCCGCTGCCGGAGACGAGATAGGTCAGTGTCTCCCAGAAGTCTGCGTCCCAGCGCAACCGGATGCGCGTCTTCAAGGACTGACCTGGGGCGAGGGTTACGAACGGCCCTACGAGCAACGAGTGCTCCGCCTGGCGGACCTCGGTGGTGCCCCAGCGGGCATAGGTGGTGGAGCCGCTGGTGTAGGTGCTGCCGTCCAGCCCGGAGCCCATGCGCCCGAGCAGCGTGCTCGCGGTCGGGTCCGCCGGGGAAACGCCGGACGCCTGCCCGTAGTACATGGCGATGTAGGCCCGAGTCCGGGTGCCGGTCTTCACCGACGCACCGCCCCGGGTGACCAGCGCGTAGGTCAGCATCGACATCGGCCCGGGGTTGGTCCAGGCGACCTGGAAGTTGACCAGGTCCTCGGCCTGGTTCCCGCCGTTGGTGTTGTAGGACTTCTGGACCGATCCGGCGGAGTTCGTGGCGACGTGCCGCCACTGCGCGTACGGCTGCGGGCTCAGCGCGCCGTCCCCGTCCACCACGAAGTGGTCCGGGTCTACGCAGGGGTAGCTCATACGACACTCCCGGTGGTCCAGGGGCTGACCCACAGGCGCAGCCGGGCGTAGCGGGCATTGGCGAGGAACAGCGGCTGCACCGCTGCCCGCCAGTTGCCCGGGGTGGAGAACAGGCAGCGGTACCGGAAGTGGACGCTCTCGCCCGGGTCCACCGCGCCCAGGCTGAGGTAGCTGGTGCCGTCGGGGAAGTCGCGGAAGTACCGCAGGTAGCCGACGGGGATGGTGGTGGGCGAGGACTGGACCCGCTCGCCGGAGCCGTTGTTCGCGCCGAAGGGCGTGGGAGCGTTCGGGCTGACGGCGATGTCCCAGCTGTAGGCGTCATCGAGGACGAGCATGTTCGGGGTGCTGGTGACGATCGAGCGCGGAGCCCGGTTGACCGAGGCCATCGCGTAGACCGGATCGTCGTAGCTGTTGGTCCACAGCATCTCGGCGTCGATGAACGTCACCTGGTCCGGAGACCGGTCGACCGTGCCGTCCTTGCCGGAGGTGACCATCGACTCAGCCACGAGAGTCGGAATCCACGCACTGCTGAATCCCGTCCCGGACGATTCCGAGACCATGAATTCGGCTGTACACACCCGCAGGCTCATGGCAGCACCGCCGTATCTTGTGTCGGGAACGCCATCATCACAATGCGCGTGTTGTAGATATTCACGGAATGGGTCGGGGCATTGTTGTTGGCGTTGTTGCTCCACGGCGGCGGAGTCCACATGTACGCCCGGTACCAGATTTTCAGGGTCTCCCCCGCCGGGACCGTGATCCAATCCTCCAGCATCGTGCCGTCTTCGTATTCGTAGAACACGGCAGCGTAGGGCGTCGCCCCGGAATCCGCGCCCACATCGCCGGAACTGCCGGATTGTCCGTGATAGGTGGAGGACGTGTCCGGGGTGCGCGGCGTATCGCCGTTGAGGGTGTAGGTGTACCGGTCTCGGATCTGGATCGCGTTGGGGTTCGACGTCCACCAGTCCCGCCGGGCACGTTGAATCCGCAGCAGCACATTCGCGTCCAGCGGGCTGGTGTTCACCCAGCTCTGGACGCCGGAGTCGATCATCAGCCGTCCCGGCAGCGTGGTGGCTGGCGTGGTGAACGTGCCGTCGCCGGTGCTGTTGTAGGTGGCGTCCAGCACCAGCCGGGGCACCGACCACGCCTCCAGGCCGAGGACTCCGGCGGTGATGCTCAGATTCCGGGATACACAGACCTCCGCCATCGCTTACCCCTCCCTCTGGGAAATCAGGCGAATCGACAGCGAGGTGTGGACCGAGGGGTCCGCGCCGGAGGACCCGAAATGGAATGTCCCGCTGGCTCCGAAATACGCCGCGCAGGAAATGATGTCACCGGCATTCAGGCTGAAAGTGTCCACGATGTACATGGCGGAATAGCCATCGTTGGTGCCGTATTCCTGCGCCCCGACGACCTCTCCGTTGATCATCAGAATTGCCTTCTGGATGCTGGACGCGGAGTCTCGGAATGCCAGGTGGTAAATGATTTCGTAGATGCCGTTGGCCGCGATATTGATATCGGTGCCCGGCGCGGAGAAACCCCAGTCGCTGGTCTGGTTGACCACGGTGTCCCAGATGACCAGGACCGCCGATCCGGCGGACGCAGCCTGATCGCCCTGCCGCTCCACCTTGATGTACGGTCCACCGGCACTGGATATCTCGTCGGGGTTCGCCGAGGCGGCGGGCTTCACCGCGATGACCACCGAACCGCCGTCGACATGGCTGCCGATCAGGTTGCCGGAGTCGGCGTCGGTGGACAGCACCCACTCTCCGATGCGCATGGAGGTGGGGTTCTCGGCCGCGCCGAGCCGCTTCTCAGTGTTACGCGCCCACTCCTGGTCGGTCTTGGGAGGCTTGACCTTCACCATGCCGCTCATGCGTTGCTACCTCCTCCCACCAACCGTGCGATATCGTCCTGCGCTTCCAAGGCTACGAGACCCACCTGTACGTCGATGCCGCTGCTGGAGCCGGTCACGGTCACCTGGTCGAGCCGCATGAGCTGAGAGATCGTGCCGGAGTGGACGGTGAAGACCTTGCCCGGCACCAGATCGTCCAGGCTCACCGGAGCCTGATGATGCAGCGACGCCGAGCCCGGGACCACGAGCTGGTCGCGGATACGGCCGGAGTCCTGGGCGTATTCGAGGGCGGCGCGCTGGATATTGCCGACGCCCCGCATGTCGTCCATCGCCACCAGAGTCTGGAGGTTGAGTCCGGCCAGCTCCGCCACGGCGTTCTGCGCCCAGTTCTGACCCTGGACCCGGACGTCGTTGAAGGTGGCCGTACCGTCTCGCCGCCGCTCCAGCTCCACCATGAAGTCGCACTCCTCCAGCGTCACCACCGGTGAGCGGGAGAACTGGCCGAAGACCGGCCGTCCGGCCACCACGGTCCAGGTCAAGCCGACCTTGACCAAGTCGTCCATGAGCTGGTGCAGCATCCGCTGCTCGGCCTTCGCGGAGATGGTGAACGACTTCTGCACCGTCTCGGAGAGGACGGTGGGAGTGACCTTGATCTTGTGCAGCTGGAGCATGGCCACCCACAGATCGAGCGCGATATCTTCGGTATGCGTATCCACCCATGTCCGGGTGACAGGTACCCTCGTCCGCCACATGAACGTGGCGGTGTCGCGAGCGGAGACCGTGGTAACGCTGGAGTTGATCTTCACACCCTGGATCGGCCCGGTCCACACCGAGGTCTCGTCGTGCCAGATGGTGACCCAGTGAATCCACGGCCGCAGGTCCTCCACCAGCTCCGGATCGGCCTGGGTGGCGGTCTCGAAGCTGCACACCGAGACTTCGTTCGCCTCTCGGCCCCAGCTGAAGCTGCTGATCGACCGGCACGGGAAGTCGCCGATGTGCCGCCCGTCGACCGTGTGGACGCTCGCCGAGACCTCGGTGACATCGAACACCGACGGCAGCGGGGTGGGCTTGGGGACCAGGAGGATGTTGCCGGAGATCCCCCAGTTGACCGGCCGGGCTCCGGCCAGATCCAGGAACGCGCCCTTGTAGATGCCGCCGGTGATGCCCCAGTTGTTCGTCCGGGTGCCGCTGATGTTGCCGGTGATCGACAGCGTGCCCAGCCGCCCCCAGCTCTCGGTCGCCGTGCCGCCGATGACCTCCTGCGCGCCCAGCGTGCCGGAGATCCCCCACACCCGAGTCCGGCTCGCGTTGACCTGCTGGGTGGAGGTGAGCTGGTTGTACTCCAGGAACGTCGTGTTGCCGGAGCCCACGGTCTGCCAGCCGGAGCCTACGTTGGCCTGGGCCTGGAGTTCGAGGGTGTCCCCGGCGCTGACGCTGATAGAGGCGGAGGTGCGGATGGTGTTCGCGACAACGGGGCCGTCGACCACCGTGGTGCCGTTCTTCACCACCCGCATGTTCTGGCCGCTGCCGAACGTCGAAGTGAACGCGACGTTGTAGCGCAGCGTGCCGGTGCCGTTGGCGTCGATGACCAGCCGGTCGCTGGTGATGACGGTCGACCCGTAGCCCGACCGCGCCACCATGCCGGTCAGCTGCGAGTACGACGTGCTGTTGGGCAGGGTCTGGGTGGCAGCCCCTGTCCTGTCCATGCCCATTGAGGACACGGGCTACCTCCCTTCGGAGTCTCGGAGGGTGGCTAGGCGGCCAGCGGGGTGTTGTTCACCACGAAGGTCTGGATGACCAGGGTGTCGCCGTTGACCACGTTGCGCGCCACGGTCCACTGCCCGGAGAACAGGAAGTTGCCGCCGGAGGCCGCATCCCACACCGAGAAGTAGCCGATGGACTCCGTCGCGGTCATGGCGTAGTTGCCGCTCATGGTGTTCAGGGTGATCGACCCACCGGAGGCGGCATTCATCGTCGCCTGGCGGCGGGTGGTCACGACCGAGGGGTTGGCGGTGCCCGCCGCGCCCGGGTCGCCGATGTGCATCTGGACGAACAGACCGGCGATGGTCGCCGGAGCCACCCCGCGCAGCCAGTTCAGATTGGGGTTGGCGATGTTCGCCGTGCTCAGGCCGACAGCCATGTCACAGACCTTCCTGTGCGGCCTCGAAGCGGGCCACGTCGTCTCCGGTTACCTCGGCCGGGGACTTCCCGGCCCACTCCGCCACGGCCAGCCGCAGCGGGCCGTGCTCCACGGCCACGTCACCGGTGGCCTCGAACCCCATGCTGATATCGGGTGTGCTCATGCGTCCCTATCCCTCATCTCGACCAATGTGGTGAACTGCGCGCCAGGGGCGGCCTCGGCGACCAGCTCCCAGCACATCACGGTATCCATCGTGATCGGCTTCCACGGCGCGCCCGTCGGCGTGCCGACGATCCCTACCTGCCGGTGCGACACGCCGCTCACCTCCACGTACGGGCGGCCGGTCACCGAGTCCGCGACGGCCGTGTAGCCGGGGTCCAGCCCGCCTATCTGGAGTGGGTTGGCCCGGTCGCACATCTCCGTGGACCCGCACGGCCGCCAGTAGAAGTTCACGTTGAGGGGATCGGTGCCGTCGTTGGTGACCCGGACCGTCACCACCATGTCGTCGCAGGCCGAGAGCATGGTGGGCATCTGCCACACGCGCCGCTCGATCGAGCAGATGGGCAGGCAGCCGCCGCAGACCGGGACCACCGCCGGAGAGATGTTGACGTTGGGCGGGATGCACTCGGCGTTGTAGATGGTCGGCAGGTCACAGCTGATGGTGTCCTGGCAGTCCGGCGCGTGCGCCCAGGTGATCGACTCGGTGACCGTGGAGTCCCAGTTGACCGGGGTGACCATGGGGTCGCCGTAGGCGAACGGCTGAGTCGCCACCATCTCCCACTCCACGCGGCAGATGGACGCCTGCCGGTGCCGGTCTCCGCCGCCCTTACCGAGCATGTCCGCGACCGTCGCCGACTTGGTCAGCACCAGCCCGTACATCGACCGCTTCAAGGTCTCCGGATCGGCGGCGGTGTCCTCGGGGTGGGCCTTCCAGTAGCTCAGGTCCACGCCCGCGCGGGCATTGGAGGTCGCGAGGACGCAGTTGAGCCAGTCCTTGCCGTATTCCATCCCGGCGTTCGTGCAGGCGACGATCAGCGCGGAGAACTGAAGGCTGCGGGTGGTAGGCCGGGCGCGGCCCGCGACACCTCCGGCGCAGATCGACTCCGCGATTTCGCGCTGATAGGGCGTGCCGTCCATGCCCTCGATCGACATCAGCCATATCCCGGCGAACTCCGCGCTCTCCGGCCGGGCAGCGTTGTACCAGGGGGCGTCGGTGATGGTGTAGGGGCCGTGCCCGAGGGCGGCCTGGAGCCCGGTCCAGCTGTCGTCGTACGGAATCCGGATGTGGCAGGCGCAGTTCATCATCGACGCCACCGCGCCGTCCTTGGTGGGCACGGTGGGCTGCATGTGGCTGATCAGCCGGGAGGTGTTGAACAGCTCCTGCCCGGCCAGCGCCGCGTATCCCCGGAACATGTGTCTCCCTCCTACGTATTGAGCAGCGTCAGCAGCCGGTCGGCCGACTTCTCCGCCGCCCCGGTGCCATTGATGGTCATCGAGCCGACGTTCACCGAGCGGTTGCCGCCCTTGCCGTCCAGGATTCCGACCAGGGTCTCGAAGGCCGTCGTCTGCCTGGGGGACAACACACGTTCCGGGGCAATTGTATTCTTCGGCATGTAGCCCAGGCCGGGCGCGATGCCGCCCTCATCGAAGCTGTCGATGGCCGCGCCAGCGCCGACGGCCAGCACGCCGGTAAACACCGCCGCCAGGCCCGAGAGCGCAGCGCCGATCGCAGCGCCGATCGCCGCGCCGATCGCGGTACCGATGATCGGAATGGCCGAACCGATCGCCGCGCCGATCGCCGTAGTCGCCAGCGTGATCATCGCGCCGAGGATGGCGGTGATGATCGGGATGAGCACGTTCACGATCAGGTACTTGATGACGGCCTTGATCAGGGCCTTCTGGATGCGTTCCTGCTCCGACTGCGCCAGCTCCATGCTCGTCGCCGTGCGCTGCACCAAAGCGGCAGTGTCACTGATCAACTGGCCGTTCTCATCGAACCCGTTGAACGAACCCTCCCGGAACTTCTGGATCTCGTCGTAGGTGTTCTCCAGGAGGTCGCGGACCTCGATCTCCACGCCGGTCAGCTGGACGATCAGGTCCACCAGGTACCCGCCGGAGATGTCCTTGCCCAGCAGGCCCTTGGATTCGCCAGCCTTGGAGCGGGTCTGCTTGAGCGCGGCCGAGACCACCTCGTCGCGGACCTTGTTGAAGGCAGCGGTGGCCGCGCTGGACACGCTCTCCACGGCCTTCGCCACCTCGGAGGCAGCGTCGAACGCCGAGCCCGGCGCGCCGAATGCCGGAGGTGCCGGAGTCCCAGTGGGAGTGGGGCTGTCGGCGAGGTTGTTGACGGCGCGCGTGGTGCCGTTGACCGCGTTGACGACGTCCTTGCCCAGGCCGTCGATCAGGCCGTTGATGAAGTCGGTCCCGGCGTTCACCGCCGCCGACAACAGCGGGCCGAGCACGTCGTTGCTGAGCTTGCTGGCGATGTCCAGCAGCTGCTTCATCTGCGCGTCAGCCGCCGCCTGCTGGGCGAGGTCGGAGGAAGTCTGCGTGCGCTGGGTCTCGGCCGCCGTGTTGGAGATCAGTTCGACGGTGTCCTTCTGGCCCTGGTCGATCTGGGCCACGATCTCCATGAACTTCGTGTCCACGGCCGTCTGGTCGATCTTGTGGGCGTCGATGCCGCTGGACAGCCGCAGCGCGTCCACGCTCGCCTTGGACAGGTCCACGGTCACCGTCTGCGCGGCCTGGGCGGCGGCGGAGAGTCCACCGGACGCGATCTTGGACAGCGCCTGGACAAGGGCCTCGAACAGCTTCGTCTGCTCCGGGCTCAGGATGCGCTCGGGCTCGATCGTGTTCTTCGCCAGGAACCCGGTGCCGTTGGCGAGGCCACCGGTGTCGAACGGGGTCAGCCGGTGGAACAGACTCTTGCCCGCGTCCAGCGCTGAGCCACCCAGATCGTGCGCTCGCTGCCAAACACCACCCACCAGAGAGCCGAGGCCAGTCACAGCCTTTCCGGCCGTCTCGGCGAAGAAGTGCGTGGTACCGTCCAGCGCCGCGATCGGCAGACCCCGGATGGCCGGAGGCGGCTGCCAGCCCGCGCCCTTGAGAGTGTCGCGGACCGGGTCGGTGGCCGCCTTGATCGCGGACTCGATGACCTTGGTGATGAAGCTGGACTGGTCGGCGACCGAGGGGCCGACAGACCCTCCGCCGCCGGGGCTGGGCTGGAAGAACCCGTTGGCCCCGATCGGCAGGCCATAGATGCTGGCGAAGCTGGCCGGGTTGGTGCCCCGGCCGTAGTGCACGTCGCCGATATCGCCGCCGGACTCGACCCGGGCGGCGGGGATGTTGAGTTCGGGGATGCCCCGCAGCTCACCGGCGGTGTGGCCGCCGCCCGGCCCGCCGGGGTCGTCGGTGATGCCGACGACCATGCCCACGCCGTCGAACAGGTTCTTGACCAGGCCCTGCGCGCCCACCTGCGGGTACCCGGAGAAGGTGGAGGTGGACCAGTACCGCCGCCAGGGATCGTCTCCGAGGATGGCGGCGATGACCGAGCCCATGAAGCCGGAGCAGTCGAAGCTGTCGCCGACGAAGCGCGGCCCGGCCCACTGGTACGCCTTGCCGTTCTGGGCGCGGGCGAAGTCGTGGCCAGCCTTGAGCTGGTTCATCCACGGCATGATCACGCCACCGGTGGCGTGCTTCGGGATGCCGGTGAGCTGGTCGAACAGGCCCTCCGGCGGCACGTTGCCGACGCCCTTGGCCTTCACCGCCGCGCCGTAACGCTGGAGGTTGTCGCGGCCGAGATCGGAGATGAGCTTGCCGTTGTCCCAGGTGAAGGGGATACCGCGCGCGATCATGTCGCGGATGGCGTAGATGACGTTCTGGCCACCGGCGGCCATGACCTCCGCCGACGTGATCACGTGCTCGTTGTTGGATCCCCAGAAGAGGATGTCGTCCTTGGTCCCGTTGCCGGAGCCTCCGGAGCCGAAGTAGGTCAGCGGACCACCGGTCGCGCGGGTCGGGATCAGCGGCAGCTGCACGGCGTCGGGGAGGATGCCGCCGAGCAGGTTGTCGATCGAGCTCCACGCCTTGAGCAGGCCGTTGTTCCAGACCGTGCCGATGACGAAGTTGACCGGCCCGGCCGCCTTGTCCCGGAGGCCGTCCCAGATATTGCCGATCGCCTCGACGGCGGTGGAGAACCAGCCGCGCACTGTGTCGACGGCGTGGCCCAGCGCCGGGAAGACGGTGTTCTGGAGCCAGTCGATGGTGCCGTGGACCGCGTCGCCGAAGTCCTGGAACCGCTCCTTCATGTCCGCGATGGCGGGCTGGACGATCGGGATCAGGACGTTGTTGACGAGCCAGGTGAAGATGTTGATCACGTCGGTCAGGACCGGGATCAGCAGTTTCAGGACGTCTACCAGCGGAGGAATCAGCTGCACCGCCAGATCCACCAGCTGCGGCAGCAGCGGCGCAATCGAGGTCACCAGCTGAGCCCAGGCGTCGATCAGGTCGGGCAGCAGCGGTGCGAGCTGGTTGATGGCTCCGACCAGCGCGTTCGCGATCGTCGTGGCGACCTGCGCCAGGATCGGGGCCATGGCGTTGAACACCGGGGTCAGCTGCTGAGCGACTTGCTGAATGACCGGCGCGAAGGCATTGAAGATCGTGGTCAGGGCCGGGGCCAGAGCGCCGACGATGTCGGCGACGAGGGTGGCGATGACGGGCAGGATCGGCGCGAGGGCGTTCGCCAGCGCGACGAAGGCATCGGCCAGCGGGCCGATGGCCGGGGCGAGGGCGTCCAGGACCTGAGCCAGAGTGGTGCCGAGGAGCTGGATGAACTGCGACAGCGGCGGAATCAGCGGCATGAGGGCGTTGCCCAGGCTGATCAGCAGCTGCGCGAGTACCGGCAGGATCGGCTCCAGGCCCTTGATCAGGGCGTCCAGGAACGGACCCAGGACCGGCATGATCCGGGTGAGCGAGTCCGCGAAGGTCCGGCCGATGTCTCCGAGGGCCGGACCGATCGTGGTGATGACGTTGCCGAGCGCGGTGAACAGCGGACCCAGCGCGGGCATCACCTTCGCGCCGATGTCGAGCAGCTGGGTGACCAGCGCGCCGACCAGGTCCGAGACTCCCTTGAGAGTGCCCTCGAACCCGGTGAATATCTTGTCCAGAGTGCCGTCTCCGGCCGCGCCGGAGAACGCCTTCGCGATCGAGGTGCCGATGTCGCCGAAGGCGTGGCCGATGCCCTCCAGGTGCGGCAGTGCCGTCGCTGCCACGCTCGCCAGGGCCTGACCGAAGCCCTCGGCTCCGTCGCGGGCACCCTTGATGAACTGCGCCGCCCCGGCGAAGGAATCGGAGATCAGCTGGATGCCGGTCTGGCTGCGGGCGAACTGGAAGAATCCCTGCGCTATGCCGTTGAGCTGGTCGGCGACGCCCTTCATCCCCGCCGCCAGGACGGGGATGACGGCGGTGGCGGTGTCGCGGAGCTGGTTGCCGAGGTTGGCGAACAGGGAGTCCTGGACGGCCTTGCGCGCCGCCTCCAGCGTAGGAGCGATGTCCTTGGCCGCCAGGACGAACGCCTGTGCGTTCGGGCTCAGCTTGGCCATGGCCTCGCTGAACTTGTCGGCGGAGGAGCTGCCCTTCTGGTGGGCCTTGGTCAGGTTCTCCTGGGCCTTGGCGACCGCCTCGTTGGCCTTGACGACACCCTTCTGGGCCTGCTCTACGGCCCGGTCCGCCTTCTCCTGCTGCTTCTTCGCAGCCACGACCTCGGGGGCCTGGTCGATGCCCTTCTGCTGAGCGTCGTTGGCCTCGTCCTGGAGCTTCTTGCCCGCCTCCTGGGCCTTCTGGAGATTGAACTCGGCGCGCTGGACCGCCAGCACGGCCCGCTCCTGCTCCAGGGGGTCCTTGAATCCGCCCTTGGCCAGCTTCTGCCGGGCCTCGGCGAGGTTGAGCGCCGCCTCGCGCTCGTTGAGGTTGGCCTCCTGGAGGCTTTCGCGGTAGCCGTCCAGCCGCTCCTGCGCGGTCTTGTAGGCGTCGGCGACGCTCTTCGCGGCGTCGGCCGCGCTCTCCTGGGCGTCGGTCAGAGACTGCTGGGCTGTGTCTACGCCCTCGTAGGCGGACTTGAGCTGATCCTGCGCGGCGCTGACGGCCTCGGCCTGGGCCTTGGAGTCGGCAGCGGCGTTGGCCGACACATCCGACATCGCCGAGAAGGCATCCTTGATGCCCTTGAAGCCCACGACGGCCGTCGCACCGATAGCCGCCATCGCCGGGCCGAGACCCGCGAGCGCGCCAGCGAGGCCCCCTACTGCCCCCGCAGCGGCTCCGGCCGCACCTGCGATACCGGCGAACGCCGCGCCGCCCACCGCGATCTTGCCGAGGGCCGAGACCACCCCGCCGATCGAGCCCGACATGCTGCGAAGGTTGGAGTCGGCGGTGCGGGCGGAGTCGCTGTTGACGTTGAGATTGACGTTGCGGTCACGCAGTTCCCGCATGGACATCGCGACACGCGCCAGAGCGGCCTCGTCCGCTTCGACGTCGATCTTGATCTTGATGTCTTTGTCGGTGAGGTTCTTGATGGACCGCAGCGCCGGACCGATGGCCGCCAGCTTCGCCACATCGGAGTCCGATATGTCGACGTTGACCTTGACCTTGATGTCGCTGTCGGTCGCGGACCGGAGAGCCCGCAGCGCGGGGGCCAGGCTCTGGAGCCGGGCCACGTCCGCGTCACTGATGTCGAGCTGGACCTTCGCCTTGATGTCCAGGTTCGCCGCTCGGAGCTTCTGCTGGGCGGCGCGTATGGCGGCGGTGGTGTCGATATCCGACACCTGGGCCTTGACGTTGAGAGGCTTGGCGTTGAGCTTGGTCTGGACCTGGGCCAGCGCCGGGGTCAGCGCGCGGTTGAGCTCAGCCGCGATACCGCTGGCGTCGATTCCGACGCCGAAGTTGATCTGTCCGACTGAGATGGCCACGCCGCCAGACTATCGGCGTGGCCCGCAGCTCTAGCTCGCCTCGATCTGCGCGACGCGCATGTTCACCAGGGCCTGGACGAGCGACTGGATCGACATCTCGGTGTCCGGGCGCATCAGCTCCATGATCACCTTGCCCAGGGACTG